GGTCCTGACCGGTGTGACCCAGGAGCCGCCCGACAATACCCGCGTGACCGTGATCTCCTCTGGCGCGGCTGGCCCAGATTTCGCCGGCCAGGAAAACAAGTACGGCATCTACGATGCCGATACGGATGATTGGACGTTCACATCTGCCGCGGATGGCGACGCCGAGCTAGTCAGCGGCGAAGGCAGCGTGTTCGAGAACATGGCTTTCACCTTCGACACCGGCACTGGCTGGGTGCAGTTCACGGGACCGGCGTCGGTTCCCGACGCCACCAGCGCTCCCGCTGGCGGGACCAAGGGTAAAGTCGGGTTCGATTCCAGCTTCGGTCTGGAAGTGAACATCGGCATCGCCAAGATCAATGTCACGGCCGACACGGGTCTGATTTTCAACGGCAGCACCGGGGCCATGGAAGTCGAAGTCAACATCGCCCAGGCCATCCACGTCGACGCGGACGGTATCGGGCTGTCCATCAAGGCGTTGTCCGGCCTCGAATTCGATACCAATGAGCTAGCGGTCATGCTGGAAGCCGCTGGCGCCGGCACGGGCGGCTTGCAGTTCAACGCAGGTGGGGAAATCGGGATTCTGCTTCCGACCACCAATCCCGGACTACAGCTGACCACCGACGGACTCGATACCAAGTTGAAAACCGACGCTGGTCTGGCTGCAGACGCAGACGGTCTGTACGCCGTCGGCAATGCGAATGCTGGTATCGCAGTCGATGCGAACGGCATCGGGGTTGTGATCGAAGCGGCTGGCGTGGGCACTGGCGGCTTGGCGTTCAATCTGGACGGGGAATTGCGAGCTAACCCCAATGCCGCTGCCGGTCTCGCTCTCACTGCCGACGGACTCGGTGCGGTTCTGGCCACGACTGGCGTAGGCACAGGCGGTCTGGCATTCGACTTGGCTGGGGCGATCGAACTCGACCTCGACGCGACCGACGGCGCGTTGGCTCTGAGCGCCGACGGTCTCGCGGTGGTTGTGGACGACACGACCATCGGCGTCAACGGCAGCAACGAGTTGTACGTCAAGGGCGCTGGCGACGCGACCCGGGTGAGTTTCCCGATGACCGCGGGCGCCGGTGGCATCCTCAAGGGCAACGCGGTCTACATCTCGGCGGCCGACACGGTGCTCAAGGCCGACAAGGACGCGGCCCTGACCGCGGCCGCGATCGGTGTGGCTGCAGCAGCTATCACAGCAGGGGATGCTGGATCGATCGTGTTCAGTGGCGTTGTGACCGGAGTCTTCGCCGGCACCGGCGTCCCTGGCGCTCCCTACTTCGTGACCGACAACGGCGCGCTCTCGAACACCGTTCCCTCTGGCGCGGTCTACGTGCGGCGCATCGGGTACGCGATCAACACCAACGACTTCCTGGTCATGGTCGGCGAAGTGACCAAGAAGTAAGTAGTTCCAAGTAGTTAGATGTTCTTTGGTAACTGAGCATATGGGGGCGGGTGACCCGAAGTTTTCATTAGCCTGAGTCTTGGTCATCCGCCCCCTCTTTCTGTGTGGCCGAATGTTCAGTCATGGGACTAAACTGAAATCTGAATTTTTACCATTGGAGATAGCCACATGGTCAAGCGCTCAGGGTCTATCGATTTCACGGGCTCCCCAGTCCTGACTCTCCGTAACGAGAATACGCTTTGTGAGTACGCTGGGGATTCGGTTGACTCTAGCGGCAACTGGCTTGATCAATCTGGGGAGAACCAGGTCAAGGCCAGCGAGGATATGACCCAGACTCCATGGGTCAAGGTCAACGGGGAGATCGTCTCCGACGCTATTCTCTTGCCTGACGGCAATACCGGGACGGTCAACGTCCTGAAAGAGAACACCAGCGAAGAGCAACAGCTGCATGCGGTGACTCAGCTCAAGACCAGCTTGACGGCTGGGAAGACTTATCGCTTGACCGCGTTGATCCATTCGATGGTCAGGCCCTGGGCAGTGCTCAAGGTGACCGACCTGTACTCTGGTGAAGTAGACCACGGGTTCTACCTCAATCTCGTGACTGGGGTATTCGGGGCGAATCTTTCTGGAAGCGTTATCAAGCTGAGAAGCTGTTACCGGGCGCCTCATGGTTGGCAGAAAGTGGTGTTGGAGTTTGAGGCGACGCACTCGGCTGATTACGATATTCGCATTTGTGGAGCCAAGCAGAACAACCTGCACATCTACACTGGCGGCGGGGTGAACGCTATCGCGGTGACCCGGGTGCATTTCGTGGAGATCACCGGGGTCGCGAAATCGATGGGGCACATGCCCAGGTACGTGAAGACGCTCAGCGTCGTCAAACCGAAAATCAATCTGACTGCCTACGGAAATCCCCCGACAGTGATCACGGCTATCCCGGGCACGCGAAGTGCGTATCTGCAGGGACGAGGGTTCAACGGCATTGACCAGTTCTTCGGGGTGAACGCTCTGCCTGACCCAACGCTGTTCACGCGCGATCATACGGTGAGCGGGATTGTGCATGTCGATGCCGATAGCGGATCTCGCTTGCTGTCTTGTTACGCCGCGGGGCCGGATCGCGGTTTTGAGTTTTGGTACGATATCGCCGAGGGGACCATCAATGCGACGTACTACAACACGACGAGCGTGACCCTGACTGGGGCGATTCACGTTGGGGCTGTGAATCGGATTGTTCTGATCCGCAAAGACGACATCGCGACTTTAACCGTAAACAACAAGATGGCCGAGATGAAGAGCGTGGCGGGGTTCGGGGTATCGCCAGGCGCAGGACTTTACGTTGGAGCGCGCAGCGGGCCCAGCAATCTGTTCAAGGGCTACATGGTTTATCTGCGAATCGATACCGCGGCGCTGAATTCGGTTCGGCAGGCGCGAGAAGAGGATCTGCTTACCGGGATCAAACACGGTTCCCAGAATCGGGTGATCTCCCATCTCGATTTCAGTCGAGCAGCCCCTGCGAATGTTTACAAGTCTGATGGGACGATAATCAGTACCCCCGTTGACGAGATGCGAATTGGCAGCGAAGGACGCATCAAGAACGTCTTGAAGCGCACCAATCTGTTCACGCATAGCGACTGGGCGAAGAATAACGGTACGGTTGCTGCTTACGGGGGCTTAGATCCTGACGGCGGTACGGGCGCGTTTGTGCTTCATGAAGACGACAGCACCGCAGAGCACAACATCGACCAGGTCCTGCCCGTTCTGGCTCCAGGCAAGTATACGCTATCAGTCAAAGTCAAACCCCTGGGGCGAGACTGGTTCTCGTTGCCAGTTGGCACAGACGCTGTCAAGCAGTACTCGCTGTTTCATCTGGTGGGGCATGGGTCTGTGGGAACTAGGGTCGGTGGGTGCGGCTCAAAAATAGAGCCGGATGGGAATGGGTTCTTTTGGGTATCCCAGGCAGTGGAGTTGCTTGACCCAACGGAGACCTACAAGGTTTTTTTGAGCGCGACAGCTTCCAGTGACTTATCGTATCTCGGCCTGGACCAGGACGCGGTGGCCATTTACGAGGTTCAGCTCGAAGAGGGAGACGCGGTCAGCGGTTACGTTGAAGGGACAGACGCAGTCGCCATGCCCACCACGTGGGTGACGGAAAAGCGCGGAGACTTTGCTTCGCTAATTCTGGAAGCCTCGACTTCTGAAAAAACAAACCTGGTGGCGAACAAGATTTCCAAAGATATACCCCTCAACCACATTCCCACATTCCTGTGCAACTTCGAGAAGGACCCCATCGGGACACAGACTTCGGACGACGTTACCGGATACCCGATGGACATGATCGGTGGGCCCCGGTTGGTGAACACTGAAGCTGAGGGCAAGAGCTACGAGTTCGATGCCAGTACCAAGCACGTGGACATCCAGCATGACGATGGTGGCGCCGATTTCAACATCGGCAATATAGACATGGTCCGACAGAACAAGGGCTTGCCCGTTCTGTCTGCAGGGGCACCTGGCAAGTTCGACAACGAGTTCGTATACGAGCCTAGCGTCATCAACGACGGAGGAACCCTCAAGCTCTTTTATAGTGGGAACGACGGTGATAAGAACCGCGTGGGCTTGGCCATGTCGAGTGATCGCCTTACTTGGCTCAAACAGAACAGTGGCAATCCAGTGATCGATGTCGGGGGTACTGGATTCGATTCGGTCGGGGCCGCGGCCCCTTCGGTCATTCTCGATAGTGACGTCTTCAAGATGTGGTATATCGGGTCTGATGGCATCCTGTCTATGGTCGGGTACGCCACCAGTGAAGACGGGATTACTTGGGCCAAGCAGAACAACGAACGCAAGGTATTTGGCGTCGGAGTCGCTGGCAAGTTCGACGACGCGTCCATTGGTTACTGTTCGGTCATCAAGGATGTGACGTACAAAATGTGGTACGCCGGTTGCCAGGCAGCCGGGAATTACAAGATCGGTTACGCCACGTCGATAGACGGCATTGTCTGGTCACGTCAGAACCTGGGCGATCCGGTTCTGGATCTCGGCACAAGCGGCAAGTTCGACGATAAGAGTCTAGGCTCGCTTTGCGTCATCAAAGACGGGGCTATCTACAAGATGTGGTTTACGGGTCTGAAGAACTCAGACTCCAAGCTGCGCATTGGGTACGCCACCAGTTCCGATGGCATTACCTGGGTTAAGCAATACTCTGAAAATGCCGTTCTCGATCTCGGAGTCGGTGGAAAGTTCGACGCCAACTCGGTGAGCGATCCCAGCGTAGTGAAAGTCGGTAGCGTCTACAAGATGCTTTACTGCGGGTACAATGGGAGCATTGATCGGTTTGGCTATGCGACCAGTGCAGATGGGATTGTCTGGAATCGCGAGAACACTGCCAATGCTATTTCTACCGTAGGGGCTGTAGGCAAGTTTGACGTATCTGACGTGGGTTCACCTTCTATTGTGTTTGACGGAACGACGTATTGGGTGTGGTACGCCGGATTCGACGCAACCAATTGGCGGGTCGGTTACGGCGTAATGGGAGACCTGACCGCGTTCGAGCGAAAGAACAGTGGCAATGCCGTGCTCGATCTCGGTACGGCTCCGTTCGATGCCGAGCAGGTGTATTCGTCTAGCATCATCAACGACGCAGGCACCTACAAGATGTGGTACGCCGGTTACTCCAGCCCTCGGTACAAGATTGGTTACGCCACGTCGACAGACGGCATCGTCTGGACCAAGCAGAACAACAGACAACCGGTCCTGGGCGTGGGCGCCGGGGGCAAGTTCGACGACTACTCGATCACGTCCTGCTGGGTCATCAACGACGGTGGCACATACAAGATGTGGTACGTCGGCGGCCAGGTCAGCGGAGTCTACAAGATTGGATACGCGACCTCTCCCGATGGTCTCGTCTGGACCCGGCAGAACTCTGGCGATGCCGTGCTCGATCTCGGGACCAGCGGCAAGTTTGACGAGCTGAGCCTTGGGCAATGCTGCGTGTTCAAAGACGGGGCAACGTATCGAATGTTCTTTACGGGGGTCAAAGTTTCAGACTCCAAGAGGCGAATCGGTTACGCTACTAGCGCGAATGGAATCGCCTGGACCAAACAGAATTCGGCCAATGCCGTTCTCGACGTCGGTGCCAGTACCAAGTTCGACTATATGGCCGTGCGGGATCCCAGTGTGATACTCGACGGTACGCTTTATCGAATGCTCTATCGAGGGGACGATTCTGCGAATAACGCCAAGATTGGCTACGCGACATCGACCAATGGCACGACTTGGACCAAGCAAAACAACGGTCTTGACAATGCCTTCATGTATCTGGGTATTGCCGACAAGTTTGACGATGTCCATATCGGTGCTCCGGTTTGGCTGGTAGACGGCGGAGTACACAAGATGTGGTACTCCGGCTACGACGGATTGAAGTGGAGAATTGGCTACAGCCTGCTCAACGACCTGACCGCCCTGGAGCGAGCAAACAGCGGCAACGCTGTATTCGCACACAACCCCACTGGCTTTCCGGCCATGCCAATCACTGCTCCGTGTGTCATCAACGATTCAGGCACGTACAAGATGTGGTTCACTGGTACGGTCAGCTCGGTTTCCAGAATTTACCATGCGACTTCGGCCAACGGGATCACCTGGGCGATTCAGAACGGGTCCGAGGCGGTCTTGGGCCTTGGAGAGACAGGCAAGTTTGATGCGGCTCAGGTGGCTGGGTGCTGGGTAGTCAAAGACGGATCCGCTTATCGCATGTGGTACGGGGGCGTGTCCGCGGGAGGGGTCTGGACGATTGGCTACGCGACATCTCCAGACGGCCTCGTCTGGACTCGGCAGAACTCTGGCGACGCTGTTCTGGCCGTCGGCACTTCGGGGTACTTCGATCAATATGGCGTAAACATGCCATGTGTAGTTGTCGACGGCGCGACACTGCGCATGTTTTACACCGGGTACAACAACACGAACTACCAAGTAGGCTATGCCTATTCGTCCGATGGGATCTCCTGGACCAAGAGTAACCCAAGCACCAACCCCATTCTGGCCAAGGGAGCTGGAGGGACTTTCGACGCGCTGCATGTGAAGAACCCTACGGCTTTGATCCCAGACGCTGCGCTCTTCGGGTTGTACACGCTGTACGTTCGGCAGAACAGTGGCAACTCTCTAATGGCCGGGGGGTACACAGGCTTCGATGTCAGTGGATCGGGCAACCCGTCGGTCCTCAAAGACGGTGCGACCTACAAGATGTGGTACACCGGAACCGATGCCGAGTCGAGCGGCCGGATCGGTTACGCAACGTCCTCCGATGGCATTACCTGGACCAAGCAAAATTCTGGAAATCCAGTTCTGGCCTATGGCGCCGGCGGCAAGTTCGACGATGCCCAAGCAGCGTACGGATCGGTCCTGAAGGACGGAGCTACGTATCGCATGTGGTACGCGGGCGATGCCGGGTCTGGTGTTTGGACTATTGGTTACGCGACGTCCTCGGATGGGATTGTCTGGACTCGTCAGAACAGTGGAAACGCTGTTCTCGGTGCTGGCTCTGGTGGTTACTTCGATGCCCTTGGGGTCTCGTACCCACAGGTGATTCTGGACAGTGGCACTTTCAGGATGTGGTATGGCGGCAAGAATGCGTCTGGTACCTGGCAAGTCGGCTATGCCACGTCCAGCGATGGCATCTCTTGGACCAGGCAAAACAGCAGCAATGCAGTCCTGCTGGTGAGCGGCGGCAAGTTCGACGCTACCCACGTTCTTCCCGGCGGCGTCGTCAAAGACGGCTTGACCTATCGCATGGTCTATGCCGGGTTCGACGGGACCAACTGGCGAAACGGTTACGCCAACTCTCTTGATGGAATCGTTTGGGTCAAACAAAACAGTGGCAATGCCATTCTCGGGATTGGGACCGGGAACTTTGACAACCTGTTTGTGCATCAGGGTTGCCTCTTACTTGACTCGAACACATTCAAATATTGGTACGGCGGCCAGGACGTTGGCGGCCAGTACAAGATTGGGTATGCGTTGATAGGTCCGGCCCTACTAACTACCCCTGAGATTGTTTCGCGAGAGAATAGTGGCAACGCTGTTTTCAGTGCCAGCGGCAGTGGTGGCCAGAAGTATCTTAGCAGCGTGCCGAGACAATTGACCACCAATATCGTTTTTGATTCTGGGGTCTATGGATTTCTGGATAACATGAGTGTCAGTTCGCCATCTGTGGTCCAACCCGCAGATGGATTCAGTTCGCTTTACTACATGTGGTACACAGGTAGCAATGGTTCTGTTTCACGGATCTTCTGTGCGACATCTACCGATGGATTGCGCTGGACTCGGGCGAATGGTGGAGCACCTGTTCTCCCTCTTGGCGCTGGAGGCAAGTTCGACGATACCCAGGCTTATACAGCGTCTGTGGTCTATTACAATAGTGAACTGCACATGTTTTACTCTGGGTGCTCGGCCACTGGGTTGTATCGGATCGGGTACGCCAAGTCCACAGATGGGATAACTTGGACCAAGCAGAATTCTGGAAACGCTGTTTTGTCAGTGGGGACAGCTGGCAAGTTTGATGACATACATGTTGTTTATCCTGCAGTGACGCATGACGGATCGTTGTTCCACATGTTTTATATCGGCCATGAGGGATCTTATTGGTATGGGATAGGACACGCTACGTCATCCAATGGTGTTACCTGGACGAGACAGAATTCTGGGAACCCTGTCTATTCGAAGATAACACAAACCGGGTACGGTTTTTCCAATTTTTCTCTGGTGTCAGTTGCTTACTATAATTCTACATACTATATGTGGCTTCGTGCTGCTACGTACAGTACTCCATACCGGGCACGTTTATACAGAATGACCCCAACGGCAAATCCCAATTCGTGGACAGTCGAAGCAGAAATAAGTAGCAGTAACGTATGGGAGATGCCAACTGGTAATGGGTCGTCTGTATTGGTTGATACGACTTCATCGCCAGGTAATACAATTTGGAAGACGTGGCGTGGTGGTTCTAATAAAGGGGGATGTAGTCGAATCGGGTACCACGAAGGTGCCACCTACGATGCTATCGCTCCAGTGTCCAAGACGTCTGCGCTGATTACCCAGTTTCATGCGCAGACCTGGGATCGTACACAGATTGATTGGATTTCTGCAGCTGTTGGTCCATCTGGTGAAGTTTACGTTTCTTACCGTGCAAACGACGGGACAACTGGATATGGTGGTTTGGCTCTGTCTTGGCCATTGGGGCAACCGTGGACTGAGAATTCAACGTTGACCAGACCATATTCACATCTTATTACGGTTGGGCCGGTTGGGTATTATGGAGTAACTCCCAGTGGTGTTTCAATTCCTGGGGACAATCAAATTAACCATCCAACGATAGTATTTAATGAAAATACTAATCTGTGGTGGATGTTTACTACAGCGCAGTGGTGGAATCCAAGTACTGCCAATTGGATGAAGGCTTTTATTGCTGCGACTTCTCCAGATTTGATAAATTGGACACGAGTTAATAACGGAAGCTACGTGACAACTGTAGCATACCGCGATGATCCGTACATTGGCATAGGGCAATTTGCGCCATCGGTCATTAGAGATGGTGGGTATTTCAAGATGTGGTGCCGAGGTACTGGCAATAATGGGTCTGAAGTAAGTATTGTTTATTTCTACTCGTCGAATGGAACTAGTTGGACGCGTGGTAGTACGTTCTCAATCTTAAATGGTTATCAGAATGCAAACAATTTTGATTACAGTGAGATATCATCTGCTTCTGTTGTAAAGTACAATGGTACTTACTATATGTTTTACGGTGGGTACAATGGGAATTGGAGAATTGGATTAGCAACTTCATCTGATGGCGTTAGTTTTGGTAAGTACACGGTGGGTGGTTACAACGCAGCCGTATTGAATCTTGGGGCTGGTGGGTCGTTCGATGATGCTGGGGTTTACAACCCTGCAGTCTGGTTTGCATCCGGGTATTTTCATATGCTGTACATTGGATGGGATTCAGAAAAGGCACGAATTGGGTACGCCACATCAACAAATTGTACGACTTGGACCAAACACGGCATGGTTATGGATCGAGGTATCGATACTTCAGTTACCATGGCCTACGGTCACGACAGCGCGTGTGTTGTCCCGTACCAAGCAACCAATTCGGCGCACATCATGCGTCTGGTTTACCTGGCCGGTATCAATTCGTCTTCAATAAGAAGATTGCTCGTAGGGCGAATCACAGACCTTGCCGGAGAGATCGAGTTCGAGAACAACGGTCAGCCTATTTTTGCTCTTGGAGCGTGGTGTACCCAGCAGTTCGCTCCCAGCGTCGTTAGAATCTCGGCGACGCAATACGAGATGTGGTACACCGGACAGGGAACCGATGGGTACTACAGGATAGGTCGGGCGACATGCAGCAGCTGGGCTGGAAGAAGTGGTCTTGATTGGACCGACTACACAGCCGGGAATCCGGTATTTGATACCGTCGGTTCTGGTTCGTTCGACTACTACGGAGCCTGCTACCCAAGTGTTCTTCGGATAGCTGCAGGCGATTATCGCATGTGGTACACCGGTGGTGCTGGCGGTATCGGCTACGCTACGTCGACAGATGGCATCACCTGGGCTCGGGGGAATGGTGGCAACGCGTTCACAATTCTTGGAGCTGCTGCTGGATTCCCGTCGGTTTACTACAATGGTACGTACTTCATCATGTTCTATTCGAAGCCTCATATCGACGGGTATTACAGTATTTTCTACGCCATCTCGCTTGATGGGCTGAATTGGGGCGTTGGCAATCAGAACCAACCTATCGTTGGTTGGGGAAATGACCCGTTTGACAATCTGGGGTACTCCAGAAGTCACCAGACCTACCCGTGTTTCGACGGAACGTATCTGTACATGTCTGTGGAACTGTCAGATGGTGCACAGACTGGACGCCGGACTCTGATGAACACTCTCGTATTTACTTCTGAGAGTTTCGACAAAGTTGGCGTGTCGAATCCCAGTATCATCTATGACGGCTCGACGTACAAGATGTGGTACCAAGGAACGAACAGCACCAAGAGCAATATCGGGTATGCGACTTCGACCGATGGGATCGTCTGGATTCGTGGATACGGAGGTTTGCCAGTGCTGGAGACTGGTGCGTCGGGCAAGTTTGACGACGCTGACCTGGCGAGCCCCAGCGTTTCCAAAGTCAGCAGCACATATTACATGTGGTACAGCGGCAAGAAGGCCTCGGACAGTACTTGGCGAATTGGCTACGCGACTTCGACAGATGGCCTCATCTGGACCAAACAGAATTCTGGAAATGCAGTTCTTGATAAAGGGGTCGGTGGCAAGTTTGATGAAACTGGAGTTCTGTATCCACGAGTAATCCGCGACACATCTACAAATTCATGGAGGATGTGGTACACGGGGATCAGTGGGGCTGCCTACCGCATTGGCTACGCAACCTCGACCAATGGGACTACCTGGACCAAACAGAGCAATGGAGATGCTGTTCTCTCGGTTGGTACCGGATGGGAGGCGACGAATGTCTACGCTTCTCACGTTGTATTCGCTGGGGCAGCGCAGTACGGAATGTGGTACACGGGCAGTGACGGAACAAATGCCAAAGTTGGTTTTGCCACTTCGTCAGACGGTATCAATTGGACGAAAGACGCCGGGAATCCGATTCTGACCATCGGCGGGGCTGGCAAGTTCGACGTAACAAATGCTCACCAGGTCTGTACGGTTCAGGTCGGTAACACGTATCGCATCTGGTACTGTGGAACAAACGTCTCGTTGGTCAATGCCATCGGGCACGCCATGGTCGTCGGTGGGGTCCGCCAGAATTCTGGAAATCCTGTCTTGAGCTTAGGTACAGTGGCCAAGTTCGACGCGTTCAGCACCATCGTTGGGGCAGTGCTCTATGACATGACTTATCGTATGTGGTATTCGGGTTGCCATAGCATTGCCCAGAACGACTATAAGATTGGATACGCTACCAGCACGGACGGTCTCACCTGGACCAGGCAAAACTCTGGCGACCCAGTTCTCACTGTTGGTGAGAGCACCAAGTTTGACGATGCTCAAGTTTCGTTGCCGTCGATCATCAAAGACGGCGCCACTTACAAGATGTGGTACGGCGGTAAATCGGTTGCAGACGGTCTTTGGAGGATCGGATACGCGACTTCGACAGATTGTTTGACCTGGACTCGCCAGAATTCTGGAAACGCTGTACTGGGCTTGGGCGCTGGTGACAAGTTCGATGCCGCCGGCGTGCTTAGCCCCTGTGTCATCAAAGACGGTGCGACCTATCGGATGTGGTACTTCGGAGACGACGGTTCGGATCACAAGACCATCGGATACGCGACGTCATCTGACGGTATTACCTGGACTCGCCAAAACAGTGGTGACGCCGTCTTGGCAGTTGGAGCAGGTGGAAAATTCGACGCCAAGTACGTGACCAATCCCAGGGTTTCTCTGATCGGCAGCACGTATCACATGTTCTACACAGGGGTGGATGCCTCCAACGTCTCTCGGGTTGGGTACGCCATCTCGACCGACGGGATCACCTGGACCCGGCAGAACAGCGGCGACGCAGTGATTATTCTCGGAAGCTCTGGTCAGTTCGACGATGTTGGCATCGCGAACGTCGCTCCTGTCGTCTTCGGAGCCCAGATGCGAATCTGGTACACCGGCGATGAAGGCGACGCGGTCTATCGAATCGGGCTCATCTACGCCGATTTCCCACCGGCGACGGTGGCCTACAAGATGGTCTATACAGGGGTCGACGCAGGTGGAACCGGTCGTCTTGGATTCGCGACAACGGACCTGAGCACCTGCACCAAGGTTCTGACCAACACCCGCGTGCTCGGTCTCGGGACTGCGGGCAAGTTCGACGATACTCAGATCGGAGAGAGTTGCCTGATTCAGGAAGGGGCCGACTACAAGCTCTGGTATGCGGGAATCAAGTCCGATGCGACCAAGGCCGTGGGCATGGCGCTGTTCGACGATAATGCCTTGACGGCGTGGGCCAGGCAGAACAGTAGCAACCAGGTACTCGATCTTGGGGCGAGTGGGTACGACACCACTCTTTTAGGCAGACCAAGTATCATCAAAGATGGCAGCATCTATAAGGCTTGGTATCATGCGTACGGAACTCCGTATGGTGGTAGTGCTAAATACCTAATTTGTTATGCAACTTCTACAGATGGGGTTACGTGGACAAAACAGGTCAATGGTTGCCCGGTACTTTATAATGGCGTAGCCGGCAAGTTTGACGCTGATCATGTTACGAAACCCAGTGTTATCAAAAATGGTGCTACATACCATATGTGGTACACAGGAGATGGTTCTGGAAATTCCGCTATTGGTCATGCAACATCACCTGATGGAATTGTTTGGACACGTCAAAATTCAGGTAATGCCGTTTTGCAAGCTGGGGTCGCGGGAAAATTTGATGATTTGTTTGTTGGCGATGCGAGTGTCATTTTAGATGGTGCAACGTATAAAATGTGGTATGTGGGGTATAAGACAAGTGACAATATATACCGTATTGGTTACGCGACATCTACTGACGGTGATACGTGGACGAGACAGAACAGTGGTAATGCTGTAGTAAACGTAGGTGCCGCTGGAAAGTTTGATGTTGGTGGGTTGGTCTGTCCGTCGGTAATCAAGGATACAATATTGGGTACAGTCTACCGTATGATTTATACTGGATATGGAGAGTACCGTATTGGTTACGCTACCTCTGCCGATGGTATTACTTGGGTCAAACACGGTCCAGTAGTAAATGGGTCCTGTTTCGATAACGGCTCTGTGCGGTGGGCTGGGCAGTTGATGTTGGATGGAACTGTGTACAAATGTTGGAATGTTAATTCTACTATAATTGAGTACTTCATTCTCGGAAAGAATTTTGTAAGCGGTCTGCAGCCATTGGGGTTCTGCAAAGAGAACAGCGGAAACGCTGTTATGGTTGGTACAGCAGGCAAGTTTGATGCAACCTATGTACTTTACCCTTCCGTCTTGTATGAAGCTGGAACTTATAAGATGTGGTACGCTGGGTACGAAGGAACCGGCTATCGAATCGGGTATGCGACCTCGACTGATGGGATCACCTGGACCAAGCAGAATTCTGGAAACGCCGTTTTAGGTTTTGGGGCAGCTGGTAAATTCGATGATGCGGGGGTGTATACACCATGTGTCATCAACGTCGCTGGCACGTACTATATGTTTTACACAGGATGGGATGGCGCCAACTATGCCGGTATTGGCTACGCAACGTCTACGAATGGAATAAATTGGACCAGGCAGAATTCCGGTAATGCCATTATTGCAAGAGTGGCTGCGACTTGGGAGTCGCTCCATGTAACTGGGCCTAGTGTAGTGTACCATCCGAATGGTTATTACTACATGTACTATTCTGGCCACAATGGCACTATTTGGACTATCGGACTTGCCTATACGAATAATTTAGCTTCGGCATGGACAAAGTATGGGCAAGTACTTCCTGCAGGGGCTGGGTGGGACAGCTTACACGTTACAGCACCGCGTGCTATCTTGGAAGGAACCGAATGTGTATTGTTTTATGGTGGAATGAGTGCGTCTACTTGGAGTATTGGGTCAGCGCATGCGTCTGATATGGTTAGTTTCACCAGGAGTACATACAATCCAATTGCTACGGTGACTGCTGGTAAATTTGATTCAGCTGGTCTTCTTGGGTTAAGTGTTGTGCACAATGGTAGCAGGTATGTAGGTTTTTACGGTGGATACAACGGAACCATTTGGGCGATGGGGATGCTATCCTCCGTTTATGGCACCCTACAAAACAGTCCAGTAATTGATAAAGGTCCCGCCGGTAAGTTCGATGGCTTCAGCATAGCATCGCCGACGGTTCTGGTCGATGGAACTACATACCGGATGTGGTACGCCGGATGCACAACAGCTGCTCGGAATACTTTCAAGATTGGATACGCGATCTCGACCGATGGCATCGCTTGGACCAAACAAAGCAGTGGGGCTCCAGTTCTGACTGTTGGTGCTGGTGGCGAATTCGACCAGATCCAAGTCAGCGATCCCTGCGTAGTTAACGACGCCGGTACCTATCGCATGTGGTACGCGGGGTACAACGGCACAGTCTGGGCGCTGGGCTACGCAACTTCAACCAACGGGACGACATGGACCAGACAGAATTCGAGCAACGCAGTTCTGACAATTGGTGCCAGTGGCAAATTCGACGACCAGCATGTGACCAATCCCTGGGTCATCAAAGACGGCTCGACCTGGAAGATGTGGTACACAGGGACAAAGGTCTCTGATGGCATCAAGAGGATCGGCTACGCGACATCCAGCGACGGCATTACCTGGGTGAAGCAGAACGGTGGCAATGCTGTTCTGGACGTTGGGGCCGGAGGGATGTTTGACGCAGCGGGTGTTCTCAGTTGCAGTGTCTTCAAGATCGACTCGCGTTACTACATGGTTTACGAGGGTCTGCTTGCCACGACGACCAAGATTGGCTATGCCTACTCGGCTGACGGCATAACTTGGGTGAGACAGAACAGTGGCAATTACACCATGACCGTCGGTGCATCCACCAAGTTTGACGAGAAGAACGTATCTCGCCCGGCGGTAGTTCAAGAAGGGTTCTACTTCAGGATGTGGTATGTTGGCCAGACCTTGGATGGAACTTTGATGACTCGCATCGGGCTAGCGGCGATTGACAACATGGTCCGGCAGAATTCGGCCAATGCCGTTCTGTCGATTGTGGCGGCAGCGGCGTTCGATGCTACGCACGTAGCCGCACCCAGTGTAATCAAAGACGGCAACATCTATAAAATGTGGTACACCGGGTATAACGATGTGGATTATTGGGCAATTGGGTATGCAACGTCGGTGGATGGAATAACATGGGTGAATCAGAGGGGAAACGGAACCCGCGGATGTGTGCTAGATGTTCGAGCTGGACAATTCGATTCAACTTTCGTATGGCAACCATGCGTACTCAAGGATGGCGATGTATTCCGAATGTGGTATACGGCCATTGATGCTTCTGGGCACTACAAAATTGGGTATGCTATATCATCGGATGGGGTAAATTGGACGTACCCAAACGGGACGACACCGGTACTTACAGTAACACCGGCCAAGTTTGACAGTGCTCGTGTATACATGGCTTGGGTTATCAAGGACGGTGCTACGTTTAGAATGTGGTATTCCGGCCATAATGGATCAATTCTACAACTCGGGTATGCAACGTCCAGCGATGGAATTTCTTGGACAAAGCAGAATTCAGGTAATCCAGTTTTGATAACAGGCGCATTGGGTAAATTTGACTATTCACACGTACAGAGTCCCTTTGTGATCAAAGAGGACTCTATTTACAAGATGATTTATTCTGGAGTGAACGGAAGTACCACTTCGTGGGGTTACGCTACGTCCTCGGATGGCATCACTTGGACAAGGCAACACAATGAAGATCCTGTTCTTCGTTTCTACGGAACCACCAATTTTGACCGTTCATCAAATCAAGCATTAATTTGGCTGTGTGGCCTATGCGTAATTAACGACAACGGTGTTTACAAGATTTGGTACGGTGGGTCCGATGGGACCAATCACCGGATTGGTTATGCCCAAGCGATTGGACCGGCCCGCCAGAATAGTGGCAACGCGGTCATCGAGTCCCAGGCGCGCTTCGATACTTCCAATGTCCTTTGCCCATCCATCGTTCGAGACGGCGGCTACTTGAAGATGTGGTACGCGGGCGACTCTGGTGGTGGTCGGCAGATAGGCTACGCGAGTTCAGAAGATGGTCTTGCCTGGGCCACCTACGGTGCCGCTGTGCTCAGTCCGACGCTTGGCAAGTTCGACGCTGGCGAAGCAGCGTATCCGTACGTCATGAAGGACGGACTTACCTACCGGATGTGGTACGCCGGTTACGCTGCTGGAACCGATTGGACCATTGGCTACGCGACTTCAGACGACGGGATTGTCTGGACCAAGCAAAACTCTGGGAACGCTGTCCTCGCCCAGGGCGCCGAGGGCAAGTTCGATTCGGTCAGCGTCTACTGCCCGCAGGTCATCAAAGACGGGGCCACTTACAAGATGTGGTATTCCGGGAGCAACGGAACCAACAATCAAGTAGGGTACGCGACAAGCTCTGACGGCATTACCTGGGTCAAGCAGAACTCTGGCGACCCAGTCGTGACTGTTGGCGCCGGTGGCAAGTTCGACAGCAGCCAGGTTTTCGTTTCTGGAATTCTTTACGACGGGGCCAGCTACAAGATGCTTTACATCGGGTTCAATGGCTCGGTGTTCAACATGGGTTACGCCACTAGCCCCAATGGCATTGCCTGGACGAAACAAAACTCTGGCGACGCGGTATTCAGCTTTGGGTTGTCTGGTAAGTTTGATCGCTATCTGACTTCTGGAACTGGGGCAGCTCTGCTCGAAGACGACGGTGCCTTCAAGCTCTGGTACGGCGGAAACGACGGCGTCAACGGTCGCATCGGCTACGCGGTGGGCGCTGGATTGGATCGACACAATTCCGGCGACCCGATTATCGACATCGGCACCAGCGGCGGCTGCGATAGTGACGGGATCTACGCACCGAGCGTCATCAAGGACGGTGGCGTCTACAAGAGCTGGTACACCGCGTTTGATGGTGAATTTTATCGCATTGCCTATGCCACAAGTGCTGACAGCATCAACTGGATCAAGCAGAATGCTGGGCTCCCAGTCCTTGTCTTGGGTGATAGTGGCAAGTTCGATGATGTCGGCCACTACGGCAGCGCGGTCATCAAAGACGACGTCACCTACAAGATGTGGTTTTCTGGAAACGATGGGACGGTGCATCGGATCGGGTACGCTACGAGTTCCGACGGGATTGCTTGGACCAAGCAGAATTCTGGAAACGCCGTTCTGGACCTGGGCGAGACCGGGGCCTGGGACGCCAAGGAGATCCGGGTCAACTCTGTGGTCAAACATGGTTCCCTGTACGTTATGCTGTACACCGGGTACCCCGCCGCCGGGCTCCCGGCCCAGGTCGGGATGGCGACTTCGAGCGACGGAGTCGTCTGGGCGCGCTTTGGATCCGGGGCTGTGCCCTTCATCCGGGCCAACGGACCGGGGATGTTCGATTCCAACGCTGTGCAATCGGCTGCGCTGGTCAGCCGCGGCGGATCCCCGGAGATGTTCGACGTCTTCCTCGCCGGCCAGGACGAGGGCGGGAAGTACCGTATAGGGCACGCGATCTCGTCCTTGGTCGAGACGGATGCCATCAACCACAACTTCAGCGTGGTGGCTCTCTTCACCGCACACGATGCCCCTATAGGGGACGAGGCGCTCATCGGCAAGACCAACGATGGGGACAACCAGTGCGGGTGGTTCGCCGGGCTCACCGCCAGCAAGAAGGCCGGGATGTCAATCGCCACAGTCAGCCCGGAGATGGGTTCGAGCTGCTGGTCTCCGACCAACTCGGTAACTCCGAACAAAATGCAACTCCTTACAACGACTTACGAGTTCCTGACCAACGGGACCTCGAAGATGCGGACCTACCTGGACCTGAACGCCCCGGGCGTGAACAACGCGGCCGTCGGCCCCCTCGCCCAGAACGCAGAGGACGTGGTCATCGCCAACGACGCGGACGGTGTGCGGCCGTTCAACGGGAAGCTCCACAAGGTGATCTTCCTCAAGGGTGTGGTCCTGACCCCAACCGAACACCAGAACATGTGCACGGCGGCCAAGGATGACGGGCTGCTGCCGATCCGCATTGGTGGCAGCGCCAATGCCAAGAGCATCCAGATCCGGGTCAAGGCCAAGGTCCCGTTCCAGTCCTCGGAGACAGCGGAGTACGCAGTGCTCTTCGAGATTGGCGGGAATTCTGGAACGGCCAACGCCACCCGGAACCGCTTGACGGTAGCGATCTTGGCAGACGGGACCATCAGCTTGAGCTTCTACGATAACGCGAGTGCGCTTCACAAGGCGGTCTCAACACCGAATCCGGTGCTGTTCAACCAGTCGCATGAGTACCGCCTCAGCCTGGATCTGGAAAATCTGGAGAACTCTAGCGCCATGGTGAACTTGACGGACGTAGGATTTTTCTGGACCGGAAAAACGGGTTCAGCCGAATGCGATTTGCAGGATACCTTCCTGTGGATCGGCCGCGACCAGGCCGATAACCCCTATACCTGCCGGGTACAGTGGGTGAAATTTGAAGTGAAATAGGCTTCCTGCTAGGTTAGGGTGAGCAATGGCCAAAGACCGCGTCCACCCACTCAAGTACGAGGACCCTGCTACGGGCGGAACGGAACTGGACTACCTGCCTACCGCTGCAGATCCCAATGAAGACTACTACGATGGGCGGGGAATCACCGTCCAGAATGAGATATCGGACGACACCACGGTTTTCGTGGAACGAGATGTGGATGACAGCCTGGTGTTGTCTGATCCGGTGGCGGGAACGTATACGCTTTCTGAGTTGGTCTCGGGGGGATTCGACATCAACGATTGCATTTTCGATACGGCTGGTTGGTTCGTATTCGCTAACGACGAGTCGATTGTCATGAGGACTTGAACATGGCTTTGCACAAATCTCTCGCCATTGGCGACATTCACATCCCGTACCAGTGGTCCTACGCAGACGCTACGGCACGTGGAAACGCTACTGGATTCGTTGCCAGTGACGTTGGCAAGTTGGCTCGCCAACTAGATGACAATACCTTCTGGGTGTTGACAGACGAGTCGCCGATTGCCTGGGTACCGTTTGGAAGCACAACGGATTCCACGGCAATCCACAAGGCCACCCCGGCTGAGATCTCGGCCATGACCGAAAAGACCACGCTTGTAGGCGCTGACGTTTTTGTCATCGAAGACTCTGAAGCCAGCAACGCCAAGAAGAAAGTTCAAGTCACCAACCTTCCCGCTGGTGTAGATGTAACAGCGATTCACAAGGCCACGTCGGCTGAAATTTCGGCCATGACCGAGAAGACCACTCCTGTAGCAGCCGACCTGTTGGTCATTGAAGACAGCGCGGCCGGAAATGCCAAGAAGAAATTACAAGTCGGCAATTTGCCCAAAAACATATTGCATAGTTCGTTTGTAGAACTCACTGTCGATACGACTACGACCTCTGGGACTTTTGTTGATTTGCTTTCTACGACGTTGACCACCGGGGCCAATTTTTTGAGGATTCAGGCTACGGTTACCGGGGACGATAGTGGAAACTTTCTGGTCAACTTCCAAATCATGGTCGATGGGGTAGCCAAACGGGCATTTGCTTTTTACTCGCAGACCAAGATCCAATCTGCGGTGATTGTCTACAAGATGGCTGTGACGGCAGCTTCACATACAGTCAAGGTTCAATGGAAAGTTGCCGGAGGTACCGGACGGATTAACGTCGTTACCCGATCGGATTCGGACCATGCCAGTTTGTTGGTTGAGGAGGTTGTTGCCTGATGGCAAATCAAAAATACACATACTCGATTCAAGATGATTTCCCAAATCACCTGGTGGCCACTGACCGGCTCTTGCAAGAGATCGCAGCCAGCGCCATCGTCACGGCGTTGGACCGTATCGATACGGCCGGGGACGATTGCGACGTTTGGTTCAAGGCAGCCTTGTCTGGAGGCGACGAGACGATCCTGCTTGGGTTGGTGGCCGTGCATACGGGGGCTGCCCTGGCTCCTGACCCGACACCGGTGGAGGTCTCCAACGCCCTCATCTCGACTGAGTCTCAACTTCCCGAGGGTCGTCGCTTGAATCGCTACTCTCATGACTTCTGCAAGAAAGAGACTTGGTACCAAGATTCGACCCGGGTTACGGGCGAGACCCTGACCGATTCCGGAAACCATACGCTATACACCCCAGCGGTGTCGCGCTACTGGGTGGACGTGATGCACGGCAAGCTCTTTGGGGAGTGGGAGCTGGTCGCGACCTACGCTCCGATCATCAAAGTGGATACCGTCGCCAAGACCGAGAATTCTCCCAACCTGACCGACGGGGACTACTCGATCAACTACGCGACTGGGGCGGTGACCTTCAACTCCGCTCAGTCGGCCCAAGCTGTGGTCACAGCCGACTATTCTGCCGTGGGCAGTAGCCTGTTCAAAGCTGTGACCCCTGAAGGGTATCGCTGGCGGGTTGGCGAAGTCAAAGTCACCATGTCCAAGGACATTGCCCTCAAGGACACCATCTTTTTCCAGCTCTGGGGAAACATTGGGCAAGGGATGCAGGCGCTATCCGGAGAAGAGGTCTACCAGACCCTGGACGATTACCTGCAAGATGCGGCCTCCATTGACCCCGAGTTTCCGGCTCCCACCGGAGATGCCGGAACCGACTCCTGGAGGATGATTATCTCTCCTCGTCTCAGCATGCGGTTTTCTTACCAATGGAGCGCGGTGATCGATCTGGAGTCGGCCTACGCCATGGAGATCCGCTGCTGGTTGGAGAACGACACTCCGCACGTTGGCGACTGCGGGCTTGCTACCTTTTTCGGACGAAAGGAAGAGGTGTGAAAAACATTAGCATCGTATTTGAGCGAGACAAAGGCTTCGTGGCCGCTGCCATCCGGGCGGTGACCAAGTATGACTCGAACCACGTGGCCATCCTCTACGACTCCGACGACTGGGAGACCCCCTGGGTTCTGGAAGCAACTGTCAATCGCGGCGCCCAGCCCTTTCCCGCACGAGAGCGCAAGTGGACCCACGCTTATCAGGCGAATCCTGGATGCGATCTTGTTCCCCATATCCAGTCCAGCGAGACTTTGATCGGCCAGAGATACGACTTTCTGGCCATCTTGCTGTTTGGCTGGCTGTTCGCCATCTGGGATTATTTCAAGCTCAAACTCTTTCGCCCGCATTGGACGATCAAGGGCCAGATGTGCTCCGAGTTGGTGTCGACGATTCTCAACAAGCAGTTTCCCGGGACCTTTGAGGCTCCGCAGTGGACCAGCCCAGCGGAGATCTCTCGTTTTCTGGAAAGCCACTCCGTGGATTTTGAAAAATTGTTTTGAGAGGCGCGCATGTTGGTGCTGCTCGTCGAGCGCGATGAAGAAACCAAAGCCCAGTACCGCGACTACTTGGTCCGGTACAATTTCCAGATTCTGGAAGCGGCTACGGCAGAAGGAGCCCTGGAGCATCTGGTCACCTTCGAGGTGGACATGTTGGTGGTCGAACTGTCCTTGGCCCGGGATAACAATTGGCAGCTTGTCGATTACATCCGAAAGGAGCTGAAGAGGAGCCAGGTAGACTTGCCGATCATCGTGCTGAGCGAGATTGATGGGGTAGATTTGCAATTGGACTATATGCGCCATGGGGTGAATGATTGGTTGGATAAACCGGTGAAGCCGCTGGCAAGGTTGCTCGCACGTATCTGGATCTTACTAGGGGAGAAAGGTAAAGCAGATGCAGTCGATCAGCCTTGAAGTGGTGCTGGCCATCGTCGGCGGCGCGGTTACCCTGGTCTCGTCTATCGTCGGGTTCTTAATGCGCTCGCTCCTCCAGACCCATCGAGAAAAGACAGAGCAGAAATACGTGGAGCTAGGCAACATCATTGCTGGGCTCATCGTCCAGCGCAAGGAGTGCGAAGAGCGCGAGCTACGCGCGATTATACGGCTGGATGAGACCATGGAGAAGTTGCGCGATCGTTGGGAGCAGTTTGTCCGTGAAGACACCGCTATGGAGTCGACTCGCGGAAGAAAGGTCGATGCACTTTTCAACGTAGTGGATCACATCCGCGAAGAGATGCGTCAGTTGCGTCCTGCGCTGCTTCAGCGGCTGGAGGATCTGCACACGCGCAGCAAGCTGGATCTGCGCCAGGAGCTTCGCGACTATGTGCGAGAGCTGTATGGAAGCGAAGAGGTCCGCCGAGGGGTTTGATTCCGCGTGCGAGACTGCCATTGACGAGCTTGAGAAGCGCTACAGCCCGCTGCGCTTCCACGCCGAGACCTTTCGCCATATGGACGATTTGCGCGGGCTACTCGAAGACCTCCTCGGGGACTTGCAGCGGTTGCGCAATGGTTGCGACCTGGATTTGGACTGGTACTCCAAGACCACCGTGGACGGTGAGCGATGGCCCTTGTAGTTACCCGACGGACCATCTACGCCCCACTCATTCCCGACCCAGACGGGGTTAATCGAGTTTTCTGGACAACCTTTAACTATGTTTCTGGAACGGTAACTGTCTGGAAAAACGGGATACGACTGGTTCCAGGTTGGGATACCGGCTACGAGGAACTCGGTGCCCGGCAAGTGCGCCTCCGCGAGGCCCCGCTCACCGGGGACAGCTTGAGCGCGAAGTACGATAGGGGCTCATGATCACGATCAAAGAGACCGCTGGGGATACGCTCGTTGGGGCCATCGACGGGACCAACATCGAGTTCTACACCAGCTTTCCTTTCGTTCCAGAAACGGTGCAGGTTTTCTGGAATGGGCGGCTGAAGGTCCGCGATTGGGATGACGGTTTCACGATTCAAAGCCCGACCAAGGTGGTGCTCAAGGAGGCCCCGCTCCCCGGGGATTCTCTGGAAATCGAGTACGAGTCAGGCACCCGTACCGGGGGCGGCGCCGATGGGGGTTGCCCCGATGCCCCAAAAATCACTATCATTCAGCCAGGCACTATCAGTGGCGAGGATACTCCGGGAATGATCAGCGAGAAGCTCTCCGCGAAGCTGGCTGCTCCAGGGAATACCCCGCCGGCTACAGCGAGTTCATCGGATCGACCTAGCCTGTTTTGATTCGAGAGAGGAGGATTAGATGGCGGTCATCACCATCAACGTGATTGTCTCGAATCTGGAGACGGTGCAGCGCAGCTTCAACCAGATCAAGGTCTATCGATCCATCACCGGGCTGGAGGGGGTCTACACAGAAGTCACTGGGACGGGAACTCGCCTAGCACTGGAGACCGGCAAATCGGTCTACGCGTTCACCGATTCGACTGGGGAACCGCACTATTACTACAAGTCGAGCTACTTTCATTCGGTGTCCCTGCTGGAATCTTCCCTTTCTGCGGCCCAACAAGGGGAGGGGGATTTCGCCCTCTCCATCGTCTCGGTGCAGGAGCTGAAAACCAACTACCTCTACGGGCTCGATCTGACCGATGACAGCGGCAACGGGATGCCCGATTCGCTTTACGAGTGGTTTATCAAGTCGGCGGTCTCCTGGTTTGAACACCGCTTGCAACTCTCGCTGCGCCCCAAGCCGATCACCTCCGAGCTACATGATTACTACCAAGAAGACTGCCGGGAGTACGTGTTCCTCAAGGCCAAAGAGTACCCGATCATCGACGTGACCGAATTGCGCATCGTCATCCCTGGAACGGGGGGCAGCACCGTCCAGACTTTCGGGCGAGAGTCCCTCCAGATCGAGCGCGAAGCCGGTCACATTCATGTAGTGCCGGGCGTCGCGGGGTCTGGCGTGGTGGTGATGGGGACGACGGGAGCGTGGCTGCCTTACCCCTACGGCGCCCGGCGCTTCATTCCCGGGATTTTCCAGCTCGACTACACCGCCGGGTTTGCGACTGAGGACTTGCCCATGGTGCTGCGCGACGCCATCGGCAAGTTGGCGGCCTTCGGCCCCCTGAATCCCCTCGGCGACTTGCTCGGGGGAGCCGGCATCGCTTCCCAGAACCTGAGCATCGACGGGCTAAGTCAAGGATACACAACGACTTCTTCGGCGATGTACGCGGGTTATGGCGCCCGGCTCGCCCAATATGAGAAGGAAATCAAGCAAGTAATCCCAACCCTTGAGAAATACTACAAAGGGTTGCGCATGGTGGTGGCATGACCCTCTCGCCCACTCGCCCGACCTTTCCAGTTTCTGGAATCCCAGCCGGCAAGAAGGAAACTGCCAGTCGCGCAGACTTCCTGACTGACTCCTTCGCCCTCTTGGTCGAGACCAAGGGGTACCTGCTGGCCTGGGAACGGGCGGTCATCTGTCCTTGTCAGCCGGTGGTAATTCAGACCGAGCAGCCGGATCCGAATTGCCCGCTGTGCAAGGGCTCGGGCTGGCACTATTTTGGGGGGAATGCTCCCCCAAACTACGACGCAATCGGCGCGATGGACGAGGTGCAGCGGAGGATCATCGAGACCAACAACGCGATGACCATCCGCGGGGTAATCACTGCGCTCCAGAACGAGTACAGCCCTTGGGACAAGTTGGGCAACTGGATGGCCGGGTCGATGATGCTGACCGTGCGGCACGAGAACAAGATCGGCTACTACGACAGGCTCACCGTGATGGAGAGCGAGATCATCTACGGAGAGACGATCATCGCCGACGGGACCGACACTGTGCATGGGCGCTACTTGATGACCGGGGTGAACTACCTGCGGTCTTTCTCCCGGGTCTACACGCCGGACACGGACTTCGTGATCGAACGCGGGGATGTGAAGTTCCACCCCAGCGCCATCCCGGTAAGCGGCACCAAACTATCGCTCCACTACCTTTGCCACCCGGTCGTGCTGGTGGTGGAGCACCCGCACATCGTCCGGCAGACCACGGTGAAGATGAAGAACCAACACCCCAAGACACCGCGGGGGGACGCGCGAGGGCTACCCATCCAGGCGATGGTGCGCTACGATTTCATCCCGGAGGCAGGATGAGCGTCAAAGTCGAAATGATCAAGGCGCTGATTCCGCCTGAGCTGGTCGCCGGGCTGAATAAGGGGGCGGTCAACGTGGTGCTCGGGGAAATCGCCGCTGGAGCCCGCAATGAGTGGGTGCGACTTGGATCCCAACTCGAATCGAGCTTCCGCAACGATTACGTCCGCGGCATCCAACCGGTGCAGATGATGAGCGGGGTAGCGGTGGTGGCGCTGGTGGGCGCGGTACCGCACATGCTCGAAGACGGCACGCCGAAAACCGATATGCGAGATTTCCTGCTCGGCCCCGAGGTACCCGTGGTGCCTTTGGGTGAGCGCGGCAAGCACCAAAGTAAGCCGAAGGGCAAACAAGAAAAAGGCGGGCCTTACTACTACCGCGCCATCCCGCTGCGCCATTCGACCCCCGGATCAACCAAGCAGATCGGCCAGCCGATGGGTTCACCCTATGAAGGGCACAACGCGGTCGAGAACTCCAAGAAGTTGGGGAAACAGGTCTACGCCGCGGCAAAGAAACTCAGCGCCACCGTCGGCCAGCCGTACGGGCAGACGAACTGGGGAGCAAAACTCGATACCAGTGGCTTTGGCATCCCGCTCTTGAAGCCGCACCACAAGAGCGACATCTACTCAGGCATGAACCGGATGCAGAAAACCTATGAGAAAGCCACTCAGAACTTCTACACGACCTTCCGGACTATCTCCACCAGGCCGCACAACAAGGACAGCTGGATTCGTAAACCCTTTCCCGCGCGACATCTGGCGCAAAAGGTTGTGGCTTACGTCCAGAAAATCGCGCCAGCAGCTTTTCAGGCGTACTATCAGGAGCACGGTGCCCAATGATTCAGCGATACCTAATTGACCTACTGAAAGACGGGTTCGACGCGATAACGGCAGACCCGCTGCTGCTCGACGACATTTTTCTGGAAAACTACGGGTTGGCCAAGGCCGAGGTGGACACGATCAAACTCTACTACGCCGCTCACCCGGTCATGCTGGTCAATGGCTACTCCCGCCAGGACAACAAGTACCCAGCCATCGCCATCACCCTGGGTAACGAGGGCGAAAGCCAGACCATGCTCGGGGATGATGCGGGGATGGTCGATGACGAGGGAGGCCTTTTAGACCATTGCGACATCAACTCGGCCATCTGGGAGCACACTTATTTGCTGACGGTCATCTCCGAGCACCCGGACGTGACCGCCTACTACTACGAGATGGCCAAGACCATCTTGCTTGCCGGGCTGGAGGTGCTGATTGAAAAGGGGCTCGCCAGCATCAAAATGCAGGGCCAGGAGCTGCTGTTAGACCCGACCTACATGCCGGAGCACCTGTTCATGCGCCAGATCATCTTCACCTGTGAGCGCGAGCTGCAACAGATAAATCGAGATTCTCGCCTCTCCAAGGCCTTCCGGATCGGAGGCATTGCCGTTGACAATTCTGGAAGCCCGAGTGATGTTGGGGGGGTCAAGACCAACGTATCTATTTATTTTGCCGACGGAGAGGAAACCGATGCCGGAGATCAAATCTGAAATCCTAGAGTCTGAAGCTCCCGTCGACTCGGTCGAGGAGCCTGCCGCTGCTTTTCCCCCTCCCGAGGCCGCCAAGCCCATGCCCCGCTCCACCGTGAGCTTCGAGGTATGGGCCCGGTTGTCGGGCAAGCGCTTCGACCAGTTGGCGGGGTTCCGCAACTACGTCAAGCGCGGGAAGTTCGGCCCGCTGACCGTCCTGGGGTGGCGCGAAGCGTTCCAGAAATTTATGAACACCCCCACCAATTAAGGAGCGCAGATCATGGCGACCAGCATCTTTTTCAACGGAAGGCTGATCAGCGTTCCGGGCAGCTATTCCCAGCTTGATGCTTCTGGGCTGGAGTCGGTGGGCCTGGGCGCTTCTGGAATCGTTGCCGTGCTCGGCACGGCTGAGGGCGGCAAGCCTGCCTCGGCCATGACTGAGCCCAAGGACTTTCTGCGGCTGACCAAGCCGGAGAAGGGCAAGCAGCTGTTCCGCTCGGGCAACCTGCGCGAGGTCTCGGACATGCTGTTTGCCCCCTCGAAAGATCCCGACATCCTGGCTGGCGCCCAGGAAGTAGTGGCGATGAAGGTAAACCCCGCCACCCAGTCAGCCGCTGCGCTGGGCAACAGCTACGGGAGCGCGCTCGCGCTCACGTCGGTCGACTACGGCGCCTTCACCAGCCAGATCAACGTCGCCATCGACGACGGCACGGTGCAGGGCAAGCTCATCACCATCACCTTCGAGGATCAGGTGGAGGCCGGTGACGACGTGGGCGGAGACGCGTTCTTCAAGCTCAAGTACGTCAAGCCGACCAACGGCTGGGACGCGATGACCGCCGAGGTGGAGTCGAGCGGGGCGATCGTGGCCAAGGCTACCCGCGCCCAGGTCGGGTTGGATGACCAGATCACCAGCCAGCTCGCCGGCAACGACACGGTCGACATCGTCTCCAGCTCGGCCTCCGACGACGGGCTCTCGCTCATCGTCTACGGGCTCGACGGGTCGGCCGCAGCGGTCTCGGCCATGATGGTGCTGGACGGCACCACGCTGGTTGCGGGCACCCAGACCTTCAGCCGGGTGCTCGGCGTGCGCATCGTCGGGACCACCGTCGGCACGGTGACCATGACCAAGCACACGGGCGGGGCAACGCTGCTGACAGTCGCTGCCGGTGCCAACCCGGTCAAGGGTCTGAAGCTCTTCGCCGCTGGCTACGTGGGCAACTTGCCCGTGACTGCGGTCTCCAGCGGAGCGAGCACCAAGCGGCTGATGCTCGTCGGCCTCTCGCCTGCGGGTGCGGTGCAGATGGAGAAGATCACCCTGACCGGCACTGTCGCGGTAGCCGGAACGGCGGACTTCGCCGAGCTGCAGTACTTAGCCCTGGGCGAGGTAGAAGCGGCCCAGACCATCACGTTCTCGGCCAACGCCGGGCGGACTTCGGTGACGGTGCAGTCGACCCTCCAGAAATGCGCCGACTACTACAACAGCCGTTACGCCTCCAGTGCTGGGTTCGTCTTCACGATGGTGACGTCGAAGACGTCTTTCGACCCCCAGAATCTGGATGTGACCACCGGAGCCCAGGGGCCACAGAGCTGTCTTTCCCCGACCGATCCTTCCTTCTACGCCAATCTCTGGACGTGCATCGACTGGATCAACTCCAACTCGCAGTACATCACCGCAGCGAAGGCTTCGGGGGCCAAGGGCGGGTCACCGTCGAACACCACCACCGCGACCTTCCTCGCCGGCGGTAGCGAAGGTACCACGAGCTTCTCGCACTGGCAGGCAGCGCTGAACCTGCTGAAGAAGGTGCGGATCAACTCGGTCGTAGTGCTGACCGGGGATCCGGCGGTTCACGCCGCGGTAGACGCGCACTGCGCGTACATGTGCGGCATTGGCCGGAGCGAGCGGGATGGCTTCGTCGGGCTGCTCAACACCGCGCTCGACAACGTGCCGACCAAGGACGAGGCCAAGGAGCAGGCGGTGGACCTGAACACCCGCCACATCCGCGCCTTCCCCCAGGCCATCGAGCGCTACAACACCGCGGGCGAGCGGGCGGAGTTCCTGCCCTTCTTCACGGCGGCGGTTGCCGCGGGCATGCAGGCTGGGGCGCCTTCGGGCACTTCGTTGACCTTCAAGTACGCCAACGTGCTCGCGCTGCGGCAGGACATCGGCTGGAACCCGGTCGACGATGCCGAGGAGATGATTCAGGGCGGGCTCTGTTTTCTGGAAAACGTCGAGGGCGTGGGTCGACGTTTCGTCCGCAACGTGACCACCCACCTCTCCTCGAACAACCTGGCCTACATCGAAGGCTCGGTCAACGCCGCGGTGAATTTTGCAGCGTTCTCCTTCCGGACGAACATGGAGATGGCTGTGGGGAAACGTGGTTTTGCCGGAACCATCAACGCGGCCAAGGGAGTCGCTCTCAACACGCTGGGGTTGCTGGTCGACTCCATCGTGCTGGTGGCCTGGAAGAGCTTGGGCATCGAGATGGCTGTCGACGTGCTCGATGTCGAAGTGGAGATGGCTCCGATCATCCCGGTCAACTTCGTCAAAAATACGATCCATCTGGTGACGATCCGCCAGACGGCATAAGGAGTGATCCATGGCTGCCAAGGGAAATCTTTTCACTGGCGCGCGGGCGCGATTCTCGATCGGAGGCTCCAAGGTGGGCTACGCCAGGAACGTGGCCATCACCGAGGAGATCGAGTACCAGCCCGTCGAAGTGCTCGACAACATCGAGGTGGAAGAGCACGTGCCAGTGGCTTATCGGGTACGGTTTTCCGCCTCGAAATTCCGGATTGTCGGCGAGACCCTCAAATCCAAGGGCTGGTTTCCGGCCGTTGGCAAGAGCACCGATGAGCACCTGTCCAACATACTCGACGCCGGCGTGCTTGAGGCCCAGGTCGAGGACACCAAGACGGGCAAGATCATCAGCTACCTCGACCAGGTGAAGATCGCCAGCCACAACTGGACGGTGGACGCCCGCGGGATCGTCGGAGAGGATGTCGAGTTCGTGGCCATTCGCGCCAAGGACGAAAGCGAACTGACCTGATAGGATGCTCGGGCGATTAGCTTGAGCGGGAACAGGGTCCCGGATGTATCCCCCCCGCACCCGGTGGCCCTTTCTTTTGAGATGTTGCCCTCCCCCACGCCATCCCGTATCCTCGACCCAGACCCAATAAGGAGAGCGAGCAATGTCTGGAATGACTGACAAGATCGGGATTACCTCAGAAGCCTTCGAGCGATTGACCAAGCCAGAACACCTTCAACCCCTGATTCCAGAAGAAATCGAAGATCTGAAGAAAGCCATCAGCAGCAAAATAGTGGGGATAGCCGATGGCGTTCCAGAAAATGAGGCGGAAGACCCCCGTTCTCAACGCGAGCACACGTTCGATTTCCACTGGAAGAGCGGGCGCGGCAAGGTCTGGGCGGGGAAGTTCACCAACCGGGTGCTGAACATCCGCGACCGGCAGTTGATGGGCATCATGCGTTCGAACCTGGCTGCAGGGATCTCGCCGACAAATCTGGACGCGCTCACCGCCGAGATCAACCTGATGGTGTCGCATCTATCCTTCAGCCTGGTGGCGCGGCCCAAGTGGGCTGAGGACTTGCTCGCCCTCGATGACGTGCGGCTGCTTCAAGAGATCTACATGGAGGTGGTCTCGCACGAATCGACCTTTCTCGGATATTCGAAGGGTTCGTCGGCGGGCGGAGCGGGAGGTTGAGTCGGGGCTCGCTTCACTCAAGCGCTGGTGGAGCGGAAAGTACAAGTTGCCCCCCAATCACACGCTGTTTCTGGAGCAGAGCGTGGCCGAGTTGAATCAGGAGATGATCGAGGATCTGCTGGTACGCAAGCGCGATCTTACCACTGCGCTGGAGGATGAGGACCAGTCGATCAAAGAGCAGCAGGAATTGAGCCGGCAGTTGCGCGCGGTGTTGACCGCGCTCGGCGACCCAGTCGAGACCGGGGACGAGTTAATTGATCAGTGGGAGCGGGATCTGGAAGAAGGGCGCGTGCCCGACTTGGAGGCCTAGCGATGGCAGGTGATATCCGCACCGGAGTAGTCATTACCGCCGAAGCCCAGGGCTTCGACGAAGCGCTCCAGAAAATCCTCAAGGTCAACGAGTCGGCGCTCAAGGGCATGAAGGAGCAGGCAAAGAGCTACGAAGAAGCTCAGTCCAAAATCGTCGGGCTCGACGGACAAATCACTAAGCTCGCCAAGACCCAGGCTACGCTTTTCACGGCGATGGCCGGGATCAAAGACAAATCCTCAGTCGCCTACAAGGCGCTCTCCGAGAGCCTGAAGCAAACCCAAGGCCAATCAGAGGATCTGGAAGGCGCGGTAAAAAATCTGGAAAAGGCCTATTCCGCGGAAGCTCGTGCGGCCCGGGAGTTGAATCGCGCAGAGGAGCAACTCGCCAAGACCGAGGAGAAGCGCAAGCAAGGCACGGCCCAGGCCCAAGATCGCGAAGATCAGAAGCGTCAGCAGGCGGAGCAGCAGGCTAAGTGGGCTTTCACCCAGGGATTCGCCCAGACCGCTGCCCCTGGGGTAGCCCCGCTATTCTTGCAGCGTGGCCCGGGGTTCCTGCGCCAAGCGGCTGGGCAGGCAACCGGGGCGGTAGCGCGCGGGGCGCTCCAGCGTACGGCGGCCTTCGGGGGTGCCGTTGCCCAAGCGCCCTTCCAGGGCGCCCAAGGTCTGGCCCAGATGATGAGCGCGCTTCCCGGGGGCGGGATCATGGGCGGGATGATGGGGACCGCGGTCGGCTACGCCGGCCGAGCGATGGAGTGGCGCCGCCAGCAGATGGAAGCGATGCCGTACGTCGGCGGTGGGCTGGAGATGGCCGGGGCGCGAGGAGCCGCGGGGGCACGGTACCAAAAAGAAGTCGCCCAGTCTCGTTCGCAGAACGCATCGATTTACTCGGACGTCGAATTCCAGAAAATGATTCCGGGAATGAGGCAGCGCTTCAACGCCAAGAACCCGGAAGCCGCTGAACGCGCGGTCCGCGCTAGCCCCGAGGGCGGGGGCTACGCGACTCGTATCCCCCGCGGCTACGAAAAATATAACTGGGCTCAACATGCTAGAAAGATGATCGATGAAAAGGAGTTCACTCAATTTTCCAGCCAGCAACAAAGTAACTGGCAGGCGATGCGTGCGGCTGACAATACTGCATCCGAGCAGCAAGCTAGCGGAGCCCGGCAAAGGACTATCGCTGCCGCGCGCCGGCGCATGAATGATCCGGTCTACGCCGCTCAGCGAGAGGGCGTGCAGTTCGGCATGGCCAAGGACCAAGCGCTCCAGTCGATGACTGAAATCCTCCGCGGTGGCGGGGGCTCGGGGCGCGAGATGATGAGTCAGGGGATGCTCAAGACCGGTTTCGCGGCAAAGACACTTTTCGGGGTTGGGGGCGATACTTCTGGCGCCTTTCTCCAGGCCGGACGTCGAGGCGGCATATCCGGCGGTCCGGGGCAGGCCGATCAGATGATGACCCGGGCAATCAACGACGGGCTCAAGCTCGGACTGGAGGGCAGTGAGCTGGTCGACTACATGCAGTCGATGGCCGAAGGGATCAAGCAGTGGGAGACGACCGGCATCCCCATCGCTCCCGACGCCATCAAGGAGATGGCCACCAGCTTCTCCCAGGCGGGAATTTCTGGAACTCGCGCGGCCAAGATAGCCAGCGGAGCCGCCAGCTACATGCAGGGCATCGGCGCCCGAGGCCCGCAAGGCGGGCTCGATATGATGCTGCTCAACAAGATGGGGGGCTACACCGGAACAGGCGGGGCGGCTGAGTACGAAAAATCTGTGATTCAATTGGAAGAGATGGGCGGGAAACTGAAAGAGGGCGGAGTGGGGGGCATTGGCGCCGACAAAGGGCTTTCCGATGTCATGCGCTCGATCATGGAAATGGGCGGCGGTGGGGCGACCGGGCGGTTCTTTCTGCGTAGCGTGCTCGGCAAGCAGATGGGCATCCAGATGGGCCAGAAAGAAATCGGGCTACTGGAGAAGCAGCTCACCGGCGGCAAGCTCACCCCCGAAGAGCAGCAGTACGCCGATGCCGAAGCCACCAGACGAGCCGAAGGGGAAGGGCGCGCCAAGATCGTGACCACCAAGGGCCTCGTCGGGGCAGCCAAGGGTGCAGTGCCCGGGGAACTCAAGGCCCAGGCGGCTATCCAGAACCAGCAGATCGCCGCCGGCGAGAAGATGATTGGGGTGGTGAACACCATGGACAAGGCCGCGGCCGACCTGGTGAAATCCTTCGCTAACCTCGCCGGGGACGCGGGCCCGGTCGTGAAGCTGACCAAGCAGTTCGAGGCCTTCGGTACGGCGATGGACAAAGTAACCAGCAAAAAGGATGTGTCCTTCTGGGATGTCGTAGATGTGGCCAAGAGTGCTTTGGGATTTGGCGGCTGACATGGCCAACGTCTACAAAACTGGATTCCAGGGGAGCGAGACGAGCTGGGCCGAGGTCATCCTCTATTCGCACGGCGACGACCCGCTGGTCATGCTCCCAGACGGTATGGGGCAGTACCCATTTTCTGGAAAGCGCGCCGACGCCAAGCACCCGTCCCTGGTCTCGGTCTCGACCCAAAAGATGCTCGGGTCGGCAAGTGGGTCTTTCACCGTCGACATCAAGCCTTCACTCGCCGCGGCAAACCTCTTCCAGCACATTTGCGACGACGACTGGATCGACATCGTCTTCTATCGCCACGACCAGCCCTGGCATGTGATGCGCGGATTGGTCGATGAGATCCGGCGCAACCGTTCGGTCGGGGGCTCGGGGGCGACGGTCAAGAGCTACACCCTTACCGGTCGGGACTTCGCGAAGATCTGGGAAACTACCCCGGTATGGTTCTCGCCTTGTGGTGATAGGGACATGGTGAGCGAAGCCTGGGCAACTCAAATCTTCGAGGCCATCCCCAACCTGCGCGGGACACCACCTGATACGGTACAGGCCTTTCTCTGGAACTTTCTGGAAAAGGTGAGCATCACCGCGGGAGTCAACTGGGAGATGCCCGCCGGTATGCCCAACGGGGGCGGATCTTTTCTCAAATGGGTCACATTCAACGGCAACCACTACTACAACGCGCCTGCCCGGAAGAGCTTCAACCCGAATTTCATGGACCCGAATAACACCCTGTGGGCCACAGCGCAGCAGCATGCGGATCCACCGTTTGTCGAGTTCTACGCGGACATGCTGCCTAGCGGCGGGCCATTCGATGGGCGGTTGCAGTCGGGTACCTCGTTCGCTCCGAAAGATGTGCACATGACCGTGGTAGTCCGCGATCGACCCTTTCCCATAGTTGACCCGAAGATCGACGCTTGGCCGATCAGTTGGGATTCGGTTCCGCAGTTCGTGGTGCCTCGCCAGCAGATCGTCCACGACAACGTGGGCCGTTCTGGCTTAGAACGCTTCAACGCCTTTTTTGTCGCGAGCCAACTCCACCAAGAGGCCTTCGGCCAGAATTCGCTCAACATCCTCACCCCGCTGGTGGACTTCCAGTCGATGCACCGGCATGGGTTGCGGCGCTACGACGTGCAGTCCGCGATGAGCCCGGACGAACTTGATTTCTCGAAGCTCTGTGAGCAGCAGCGGAGAATCGCGAAAGACTGGCACTGCCTGAATCCATATTTTCTATCTGGGTCCATCAATCTAGGGATAGGGCGCCCGGACATCAAGATCGGGTGCAAGCTGCGCATCCCCGGGGAGCACGGGGAAGTCGATCAGGAGACCTATTACCTGGAGTCGGTCGGGCACAACTGGTCTTTCGGCCAGGGGACTCGGACTACGCTCGGGGCGACTCGCGGCTGGGTGGGATCGGATCGCTCGCTGAAAGAGGCGCTCAAGCAAATGTCAGATCGCTACGCTGAGCCCAAGTTGCTGACTGACATTTCCTGGATCAAGTGGCAATGAGGTAACGATGGGTACCGAAGACACCTACAAACCTGCCCGCACCCGCGCCGGGACGTTGTTACAAAGCAGCGTCCCGAAGCGACAGATCGGGTCGCTCCGCACCAACGGGCTGCTTCTGCGGGGGGTGGTGACCGCCACCTATGTCCTAGACGATACCCATCATCCCTATGGCCCTAAAGGGGTGCTACAGCCCGGGAACAAGGCAGCCACTCCAGTCGGGGTCTACTGCGATGTGCTCCTCTTCCCGTCTGTCCCTGGCCAACGCTGGGTAGGAATGACCAACGTAATGGTCATGCAGGAAGGTGGCACCGGGATCCACGCAGGCAGAATCTGGATGCCACGAGCTGCTCGGGTTGATCTGCACCAAGGGATCTGCCCGACTTCCGATCCAGCCTACATGGACGGGGATCACGTTATCGTTGGATTTCTGAACGACTCTTTGGAGATGCCGGTCATTCTGGGAGGGCTCCCCCACCCAGTTCTGGATTTGGGGCGGGCCGAGGGCGGGCTCGGGGTACGGATGGGGCTCAAGCTCGCCGACGGGAACCCGGACTTGCGGCGGCACAACGGGGTGCACTGGGGAGTCGACGGGCTGGGAAACTTCCTGGTGGATACCCGGCGGGCAGGAGACGGGAAGCTACAGCAGGACGGGAAAGAGAAGCTCTACCCGACAGATCCGGCCAAGGGCAACCAGACGCTCAACCTGCCCAAGGAAGCCCAGCTCCAGGTGGTCATCTACGACATGGCTGACCCGGAAAACCCTTCTGAATTGGCTCGGTTAGCTTTCCAGAAAACGGGGCTGGAGGTGACTCTGGAGGAGGAGCCCGAGCTGAAGGTCGAGGGCAAGGCGGATACCGCCAAGCTGACCCTGGGCGATGGGGCGGTGAAGGCGGCTATCGCTAATCACTTGAAAACTCTTTATAATTCATTGAAAACCCAACTCGATCTTTTCGATGCGCACGTGCACCCTCACCCGCTTGGGCCCACCACTGCGACGACGACACCTATTTTAGCACCGGCCTGGAACAGTGGGATAGAGTCAAGTAAGCTATTATTTCCTGATGGTTAGGACTGAAATGGCAACTATGTTCTTTACAACACGGGATCGCACAGTATACTGTGGTGGCCTTGGTCGTTTGATAGCCATCCGCGATCCCGACAATGCTACCGACTTCCGGCGCTGTTAATCCACGGCGGTGCCGGGAGTCGGTAGGCACTGAGGAGGTGCGCGGATGGCCCTGGCTGACGACATCCCCAACGCCCCCGGCGGGGCTATCGCCCACTTCAAAGAAGTACTCCGGCAGAAGCAGAACAAAGACGACTTCTTCTACAAGAAGCTCCTTTACTACTTCGAGCTGCAAGTGCCAAGCAAAGTTGCTAACAAGCTGGGGAACTCGCGCTTTCTTTTCCCGCTGGTCATCCCCCCGCAAAACTACTCAATGAGTGAGCCGTTCGCCGTCGAGGTGACCCAGACGCAAGGAGGCGGGGTCTATGTCGAAGAGAACGGGATCATCGTCCGTACCATTCGGCTCGCGGGGCACACCGGCTGGAAGCCGCGGGCGCTACCGCTGAAGAAGGCGGTAGTCCCTGCGCTCGAAGATATGGATCGGAACTACTCGCGGGCTCTGCAGCCCTTCTGGGTCGGAGCGCTTTCAGGGCAACGGCACTTCCAATATTTGCAGGATTCTGTTTTCCGGACCTACGGGGACTTGAAGCGCAATCCCGAGACCGCGGCCGAGACCAAACTCTTCTTCCACAACCCCCGAGATCAGGAAGACTGGGAGGTCGTCCCGCAGAGGTTCGATCTGACGCGCTCTTCCGGGGAACCATTACTCTACCGTTACGACATCGAGCTGCTCGCGGTGGGTCCAGCTACAGACGCCAACGCCGACTTCAGCGAAGACCAGTCGATCTTCGATGCGATCAAAGACGTTCTCGCCTGGGTCAAGGCGGCTCATGATTGGGTTAGAGGTGCGGTCAGCGATCTGACCGCGATGGTCAACGAGGTTCGCCTGTTCGTGCAAAACATCAACGCTATCTTGGATTCGGTCAACGCTATCCTGGGAGCGGTCGATGATTTTCTGGACGGCGTCACCGCGCTCATCCAGGCCCCTTACGCTTTTCTGGAAACTACCATCGACATGCTGGATAACGCCCTGGAGATCGAAAACTCGGCCCAGGAACTCAGCGACGCGACAGAAGCGACTTTGGACTTTCCAGAAATCGCTCGGCAGAAGATCCGCCAAGTGCAAGACGGGCTGGAGCGTTTGGGCACCGCTCCAGAAAGATGGGAGCGGGGCAACGACACGGTCATGGATGACATCCGCAAGTTCCAAGAGACTCGCCGGCGAGTGAGCGCCGACCGGCGCACGGAGGCTCGCGCGGCCACAGCGCCTTCGACCTTCTCCGCTCTACGCAACTGGGGAAGCAAGCTCACCCCGGGCGAAGAGATGGCGATAGCCGGCGAACTGATCATCGGCGGGGAGGTCTTCAAATTCCGCTCCGCTCGCCAGGTCGTCATCGGCCAGGGCGACACGCTCATGTCGCTCGCGGCTCAGTACCTGGGCGACGCGCGCAAGTGGCAGTACATCGCCATCATGAACGGGCTCCAGTCTCCGTTTGTCAACGCCCATGCCTCGATGCCACTGGTGGGCAGCCGTATTTCTGGAACGACCAGCGGGGCAGACAGAGGCCCCTTCCCCCAGGCGGTTGGTATCGGCTCGAAGATCCTCATCCCTAGCAACCAAGTCTCGGTGCTCGATTTGCCGGTACTACCAATCGCTGGGGTCAAGCTCGAAGAACCGGCCGAAAACCACTTGCTGGGAGTAGACTTCGCGCTAGAAGTAGCCATCGGCTACACCGGGGAACGCGGCGCGCGCTACGACATCCCCATCGACATCAACGGGGGCTCAGTGGATGCGAAACTCGCCGAGGGGAAAGACAACATCGCCCAGGCCGTTCTACAGCGCTTGGTAACCGACCAGGGGACTGATACGCTGTACAAGAACGTCGGCTTGCAACGGGTGGTGGGCCTGGGCCTCTCCACCGTCGATATTGAGATGGCGCGGTTTCGAGTAGTGGAAGCGGTGTGCGCCGACCCGCGAATTATTGGAGTGGAAGATGTGAAGTTCACTGTCGAAGGTGACATTTTCGAGACCGACTTGACCGTCTCGGTGCGGGGCTCGGCCGAATCTTTCACGGTCAAGGCTGCGATGTAGGAGGAGCGCGATGCCGGTTTTCACGACCAAGCGGTATGAGCAGTTCTTGGCTCAGATGATTGCGAAAGTAGTCACCCGGACCAAGCTCTCGGACATCTCGGACACGTCTGTGGTCAAGCACGTGCTGGCAGCCACGGCGCGCCAGCTCGACGAAATTAGCTACCAGATGTACCTGCTGCGCCAGATCTTCTCCATCGACACCGCGACCGGGGACGACTTAGATGAGCGAGCGGCCGAGATCCAGCCAGCGCTTATTTCCAGAAATCCGGCAGCCAAGGCGACTGGGCTGTTGGTCTTTTCCAGAAATACGACCACGGGCACAGTGGTCATCCCTTCGGGCACCAAGGTGCGTACCTCGGCCGGCACCGAGTTCATCACCACGGGCGCCGGCTCTATCACCCCCACCAGCCCCGAGCAGATCCCCGGCCATGGGGTGGGGAAGGATTCCGGGCAGATTGCCGCCCAGGCAGTGCTCCCGGGAGTTTCTGGAAACGCCGCGGCCAACACGGTCATCCGCTTCGCTTCCCGGCCGGCGGGGACCGACAGCGTCACCAACCCGACCGCCTTTGCCTGGGGCACCGACAAGGAGAGCGACGACAGTTTCCGTAACCGGATCAAACGCTTCCTCGCCTCGTTGGGCCGCTCGACCATCGAGTCGATTGAGGACGCAGTCCGCGGCGCCATAGACGAGGACACCGGGGCGACTATCCTGTTCACCAAGGCGGTCGAAGATATCGTCAACCCGGGCTACGTCACCCTCTTCATCGACGACGGCACGGGGGCGGCAGAATCGACTGAAGAGGTGGTCGACGAAATTGTGACCGAGGGACTCGCTGGTCCTCCAGCCGGATCGGCGGTGGGTGGAGAGACGCGGCTCTATACGGACTACCCCGCGATCAAAGATTCGGAAGGGTTCACGCTGGAAAGCTCGGATCGGGGGATGCTGGACCGCGGAGTGGATTTCTGGTTGAACCCCGCGTCTGGACAGATCGTCTTTGCCCCGGCGCTGATCACGGGGGAGGTACTGACTGCCAACTACACGAGGTACACTGGGTTGATCGCGCTCGCCCAGAAAATCGTTGATGGGGATACAACCGACCGTGCGAACTACCCCGGGTACCGCGCCGCGGGTGTGCTGGTCATCGTCGACACCCCGCAAGTACTCATCCAGTCGATCAACGCGTCTATCACCGTTCTTGAGGGCTACGATCACGATGAGGTGCGGGCTAGCATCAAGACTTCGATCCGCGACTACGTCAACACGCTGGGTATCTCCGGGGACATGCTGCGCGCCCAGCTCATCCAGCGGATCATGAACACGGCTGGGGTGTACAACGTGAACCTGGTGTCTCCGGCGGCAGATGTGATTTTACTCGACGACCAGATTGCGCGGACCACCGACGAAAACATCGTCATCAGCTAGGAGGCGGCGATGGCGCTTTCACTCAGTGCATTTTCTCCCCTCAACCTTTCCGGCGGTGGTGGGGTGTTGGTCGAAATTTCTGGAACTTTCGTGCACGGGCATCGCTACCGCGCGCAGATCGGCAATACGATGATGTCGATCGACCCGAAGTTTTACAGCGGGGTTCCGGGGCAGGGCACTGTGTTGTACCCGTTCACGGCGGGTATCTTGAGAGCGTATTCCCCCTATCTTTACCCGAGCGATGAAGTGGGCTTGCCCTACTCGGTGGTGGTGACCGATCTGGAAACAGCAGAGCAGGACGTGCTGGTCGAGGTGGTCAATGTCTACTTGCGGTTATTCCACGATCAGACCTACGCCATCCGGCGCGTTTTGCCGTTGCATTATTTGACCGGGGCACGGGATACTTGGTTAGAAAAATCGAACTAGATTTTCTGGAAAGGGCTCGACCATGGCAATCGACATCCACTCTTTCAGCATCAGCTTTCCGCGGGTAGTGGCAGACGCGCCAGCGCCTACCCACGCCAATGTCTTCGTGGAGACCTCGCGGGGCTCCGCGCAGCTCGCCGTCCCGCTCGACTTCACCGCGCTGGCCAAGGCGGTCTACGTCGAGAACGCCGAGGGAGAGTTTCTTCACGATCTGATCGCCGCTGCGACCGTCCAGGTCAACGCGCTCGGAGAGGAGTAAGCCATGGCCTTCAAAGGCAAACACGTCCTGTGTAATTCCACCGCGGACTTTTGCAAGAAGCTCGTGGATTTCATGGTCACCGATTGCGGTTGGATTCATGATCCAAACAGCCCGACCAAGGATCTTCCCGCCCGCACCGCCCAGGAAGACAAGCACGCCTTCATCTTGGGTTGGTTCCTGAAATCCAATGGAGAGGACGGCAACCAAAACATCCCGTTGCACATCGGTACCTGGAGTACTGGAAACACCCGACGCTGGCATGGGGACCTGGCCTACCTGTCTTCAGGGATACTGTCCACGGACACCTCGATCGCGTTGGTTACTACGATCTCTAACCTTCTCAGCGGGGACATGATCCAGATTGCCGATGAGCTGATCCAAGTCGGCATAGCTGGCGCCACGCTGACCTCTTGCGTGCGCGGGATGTACGGGACCACCGCTGTGGCCCACGATGCTGGGGATGTGGCGCTGCGCATCACCAATTGCGCGCCCGCACTGACTATCGCCGGCGTAAGAGATCTGGTCAACCCGCTCATGTCGAGCACCGGCACCATTGACTGGTTGATTGGCACGAATACTTGCACCACTGACATCACTACGGATTCCACGGACCTGCACACCACCTACGACGATTACAAGATCGACAACTGCACCCTAGTGAAGGCTGCTGACGGGCGGATGCGCTTCATCACGACCCAGACTTGCGAAGCCACGGGCAAGCTACGGCTTTCAGCGTACAGCCCCTTCTATACCGCTCCTGGTGCGCAGCACATCTCCATCATTTCCCCGGCCATGCACCCGCAGGGGAGCCGTCATCAGACGCTCGGTGCCAGTTCGCCCCAACGCGTCCCTTGCCTACGCTATGCCTTCATCGCTAGCCCCAAGGATTGCTGGTTCTACGGATCTAAAGATGGGGTGGCGGTTGTCGTGATGATGGGAAACAACAACTACATCGTGAACTACATTGGCCTCTTCCAGCCGTACGGGAACACGGTGTCCACCACAGCCGCCTCAATTTCCGATGGTAACATTGCCGCCGGCGCGACCCAGATCAAAGTGGCCGATGCTGGGCTCTTCACCCAGGGCGGCCGGTACATGCTGCTTTCTGGAACGCCGGGCACTGACTGGCACAACAACCGTAACCAGGTATCCAACCCGTACATGGGGGCTCCCGGGGGAGGCAGCACCAACAGCTGGCCGAATCTGGATGGAGACGAGGCACCGTTCGAGTACGTGCTGGTCACCGACGTGAACTTGGGCACCAACGTGCTTACCCTTTTCACCGGCACCTGCTACAGCTACTTGGCTGGGGCGCTCATCGGAGAGTGCATTCGTTGCCACGTGGGCCCTACAGCTGGAGCTGCCTTCGCTGAGAACTGGGTGCAATTCGGTGGGAATGGAAGCGCGTGCGTCTGGCATCAAGGCCGCAACGAGCGGGTCTTCACCATGCCGTACAACCCAGTGCACCGAATTCGTTGGCGGTGCACTTCCAATCTCAACTTTCAGCCGAATGGCGTAGCCAAACCTTGGCAAGCGGATTTCGCGCACGGAGATTTTAGTCTGGAAAATCTGGCAGATCGGATTACCGGACCGAATGCGCATCCCGAAGCCTTTACCGGATCACAATTTCTGCTCCCGATGTGTCTACGGGAATCCAGCCAGAATGGCTTTACCGATTACCGCCATCTGGGGAGCGACGCCAATCGAAGGCCCGGGTACGTCCGCGACGTGCGATACGTCTCCAATGTCTGGAACGCCCTCAACGAGGACATCATCAAGGTCATGTTCCAGGGAGCCTATCAGACCTTCCGACTGTTTTACTGTTCTGACAGTGCAATGTGGGTTGCCATGGGGCCCGAGACCGACTAGGAGAGTTTTCCAGAAAAACCCTAGCCGGGAGGCGCTGAGCAATGGACATAATCACCCACCCTACGTTGCTAACCAACTTGGTTGCCTACTACAAGCTCGACGGCAACGCCAATGACGCCCACACCAACGCGCTCAACGGCACCGCCGAAGGAACGCCCACTTACCCGTCCGGGTTGCTGCGCAGTTGCGTAGACTTGAACGGCACTTCCCAGTGCATCAGCTTGGGCACCAGCGCATTGCTGAACCCAGCCAGCATCACTTGCGCGGCTTGGGTGAAGCTCGACACCACGACCGGATCGCGCGTCATCGCGTGTCACCGAAGCGAAGACACCCCACTCAATGAAGGGTGGTGGCTGATGATCGCCAATGGGAAATGGCATTGCGGCTGCTACACTACCGGGGGTGACTGGCTAGAAGAGGGCACGGTAGATACCAATTGGCACCATGTGGCCATCGTCTACGATAGCGCGACAGCCCTATTGCAACTCTGGGTGGACCGGGTGGTGTACTTCAAAACGCATGCGTACGGCGGGGCCATCGCGACGGGGGCTTCGGTCCCGATGCTTCTGGGCGCGCAAACGCAGGCGCCGCTCCCGACTGGGCGCTTGCGGTTCTTGGACGGGAAGGTGGATGAGGTTGCGGTGCACAGTAGGGCGCTGAGCTATGCAGAGCTGTTGGACCTCAACCACTCAGGCTACCCCTTACGGTACAACGAGGTGCTGGCCTCAGACCTAGTGCTAAATGGTGCCGACGCGCTTTCGAGCCTTGCGGCCGATGGGGTTCTCCTAGCCGGGAAAGACTACTACCGGATCGACCACCCGACCGACCACGCCCGGGATGTGACCGAGTTGTTCCAGATCGGAAGAAAGTGCGCGGACGAGGCCCCCTGGCTAGCCAACGCAGGATTGCAGCAAGCGATGCTGAAAACCGATCCCGATGTGAATACGCTTATCCGCTCTACGCACCCGCAGCATGAAAAGCACGTCGGAATGGGCGCCGGGGTTTACATCAAGAGGAGAAGCTGATCGATGGCCTCCACCATTCAGGCAAATGCCGCGCTCCTCTCCAGTCTGATTGCCTACTACAAGCTAGAAGGCAACGTCACCGACAGCCACGGGAGCAACAACGGGACTGCGGAGAAGACGATCAGCACGGTCACTGGCGCGCTCCGCAACTGCATCGCCCTTGATGGTAACGGAGACCCCCAAGATGCTATCGGTACCTGCCAGGCACTGAACCTTGGCCAGCTACTCGCCAGCGCCCAGAGTTTTTCCCTGTCTTACTGGGCCAATCTCAACAGCGTAACCGCCTATTCGGTGCACGCTTCTCAGGCCAGTTGGAACGGCTCAGACTTCCATGGGGAGAGTCGGTTTCTCATCCAGCAACCTTCCGGGGGTAGCGGAAATATCCTGTTCCGCTACTGGGGGGATGCCGGCTCTCTCGATGTCTCGTTTGCGTTGACCAACGGGGCCTGGGTCCATTGGACTTTTACAGTCGATTACAACCCCGGCACCGGCAGCACCGCGGTGGCAGTCTACAAGAACGGGTACCTGATCGGATCCAATTCTGGAATCGTCGGCGCACCCAGGATCAGCACCATCCCGACATTGATCGGCGCTATTCCTTGGGACTATTTCGGGACCAATCAGCGGGCACAACAAGCCAACGGCAAGATCGACGAGATCGCCGTCGCCAACCGTGCCTGGACCGCTGAAGAGGCGCGCTTCCTCTACCACACGGGCTACCCAGTCCACTACGACGAGGTGCTAGCTCCCACGCTGTTCTCGCTCGGTGGGAGCGGGGTCGAGGACATGCGCAGCCTGGCCTTGCTGGAGCCAGGCCTCTACTTCTTGCCGGTCACAGATTTGTCGGTCACCGTTGGCCCCGAGTACCGCCAGGCTACGCTCGCTTGGGTCAACCCGGTATCCGCTGAATTTCTGGAAGTGGTCGTGCGCCGCTCGATTACTGCGTACCCCGCTTCTCCCAGCAGCGGGGATCTGGCGTACCAAGGAACGGGGACGGGCTTTCTCGACGACGATCTGGATCCGCAGCTCTACTACTATTCGGTTTTCGCCGCCAACATCTATCACGAGTACTCTGAAGCAGTGACCGGTAGCGTGACCGTTCTGGATCCGGACCGGGCAACACTTTCCCTGGTTGTGGCGACGGCCAAAGATAAGGTGCAGGCAACCTTCGACCAGGAGATGCGGCTGGGAGAAGACGACTCGACCGACGTGCTCAAGGCTTCCAACTGGACCTTCGAGACGCTCGCTCACGGAGTCTCTGCGGTTTTGGTCACGTTGGTGCAAGCCAACCCCACCATCGTCGACATCCAGCTAGACGGGGAAGGGACTGCCGGGGAACTCTACACCGCGGTGGTTGCCGCGACCGTCCAGTCCTTCGATCTGCGCACGATAAACCCGACTGCCCGGGAGTTCGAGTTCATCGGTCTGGGGGAGATGCCGTGGCTTACCGATGCGCGGTCGACGGGGCTCTTCCGGGTCCTGGTGCAATTCTCTGAGGCCGTACTCGGGGCTGATGACGGTGACAGCTATGAAATCGACGGGCTGGTCATCTCCGGGGCCTACCTGTACAACGTGGTGCTGCATCAGTACGTGGTGCGTACCAACCAACAGACCCCCGAAGCTCCCTACGAGGTGGTGGTTTCCGGGGTGACTGATCTCGCCGGCGGACCCATCGACCCAGCCCATTGCACCTACGAGTTCATCGGCTACTCGCCTACCGGCTCTGATGCTGCCCACCCGCAGGACCAGGGGCTCATCGAGGCCATCACCGGCGCTATCGGGGAGGCCTGCACCGAGATGGCCGGACTGGTTTCTACCCGGCTCATCACCCCAATTCTGGAAGGGGCCACGACGTTCATGGTCGAGACCACCGAGGGTTGGCCGGACGTTGGGCGCTGCGCGGTAGAAGGGGTGCCCTACACCTATACTGGAAAGACCGCTACCTCGTTTACGGGCATCCAGCACATCCGCGCGGGAGAGGCGACTGACGGGGCGGCGATGATCCACCACGTCGAAGCCGAGGTCACTGACATCAGCCGTGAGCGCAGTTTCATGGAGAAGCTCCGCCGCGCGTTGCTGATCAACTACGCCGACGGCGAAGATCTGAACGTCATCGGTCGGAACTTCGGGCTCATCCGGCACCCGGTCTTCACCGATGACGATGTCTACCGGGAAGTCATCCGCGGGGTAGCCTACAACCCGAAGGGATCGGTACTTGGCCTGGAGCTGGCGCTCACGGGCATGGCTGGCGCGGGCAACTTCGAGATCTACGAGGATCTCATCCGGTACCCCTGCCAGGTGTTCGTGCGGCTCACGGGGGATGCGCTCATCCACTCGGCGCAGAAGGGATCCGGCAAGGCCTGGCTGACCGAGCTGTACTGGGATGCGCTGCGGGGCACCGCCGAGACACTGGACCTATCAGCGACCCCACTCTTTGTTTATGGGGTGCAGCTCAAGCCGCTGCAGGAGATCTTCGACTTCCGCACGGTGCGACCGAGCGACGTGGTCTACCCCTACTACCCGGGGATCACCCCGGCCGGCGCCTTCACCTACGCGGGAGCGCTCAGCGAGGGAGCTTCGGTCACCGTGGAAGCCGGCCAGACCAAGCTCGCCGCTGGGAGCGCGGGGACGGTCTACTACCGCATGCTCGACACCCAGGGAGCGCGCCTCACCGCCGAGTCGGACTGGGTGGTAGCCATGCTCCTGGCTATCCCTACGGCGGCCAGCCTGAAGGTCGGGGAGCTGGAGCAAGCCTCGCTCGCGGTGTTCGACGGCGCCTTCCGGATCTCCGCCGGGCTCGGGAGCGACCTTGCCTTCGGGTTGTTCGCTACCTCTGGCGGCGGGCTTCTGGGCGCGACCGTGACTCTATCCAGAAACACCTATTATACCGTCGAGGTGAAGAAGACGGGGGCCTGGGTAGAGCTGTGTCTCAATGGGCAGTCCATCTCCCGGGTGGCCTACTCCGTCTTCTCCGGGGCCCCGACCACCGACCACCAGGTCGAGCTGGGGATTCGCGGCGCTCCGAATTCTGGAATGGCGCTGTGGGTGAAACAACTGCGGGCGAACATCCAGACCCCGACCGACTACTGGAGCGGCCGAGGGGTAGACGGCGCGGTGCTCACAGCCAACCCCGTGCAGCTCGACATCGGCGGGGCGACTCACGCTTTTCTGGCCGGCGACGTGGGCAAGCCGCTGCGCACCTACGGGTCGGTCGCGGTCAACAGCCAGGGTGGAAACAACAACGGACGGTGGCGAATTGCCACCTACGTGAGCCCGACCGCGGTGACCCTGCGCGGGATCGTGCGGGCAGACGCCCAGACCAGCTCGGGCACGCCGACCCGGATTACCATCCCCTGGACAGATGGCCGGGGGTCATTCACCTACCCGGACGACCTGGGCAAGAGCATTGTGATTTCCGGTTCGAACGCTGGGAAGAACGGAACTTACCTGATCACCAATCTCTTCAACCCGGATACCGGGGCCGACTACGCCACCGAGTATTTTTCTGGAACGAAGCGGGCCCGGACTTGCCAGGTATCCGCGGCTACGTTCGCGAACGAGGTCGGGCTGACCTGGGAGCTGCTCCCGAATTTTGTCACGGAGTCGGGACTTCTGTTCGAGCAGAACGGGGCGGGGAGTTTTTCTGGAACGGTGCTGACCCTGCGCGAGCCGCTCTGGGCGAACGATCTGGTCATGGAGATCTTGGCGATCGACGAACATGCTTCCCAGATGCTCCCCGCACAGAGTTGCATCACCCGGGTCAACTCCGAGGGGCCTCCGCCGACCTACTCCTATTACCCGTGGTTTATCGTAGACCCCTTGGGTATGTTAAGACCGTTTGTGGATCAACTTACCGCTGCTGGCGTGGTGCCCGAATACTTCATAGGAGGCGAGCTTTATGGCTACTGACAGGCTACGAGTTGAAGGAAACGAGCGGATGGACCTGGTTGATTTTCAGTTCTCGCTCGGGGACCAGACGCTTGCCGTCCACCGCCAACTGCTCTCCCAGCTCATCTGCTCACCCGACCGCGAGCGGAAGTGGGTGCTCTCGGGCTTCGCTATCACCAGCCCGACTGGCACCCAGGTACAGGTGGCCAAGGGCCGCGGACTGCTCGCCGAAACCCGGTCGGGGGCGACCTACTACGGGATCCTGACCACCGAGGGCGACGCGACCAAGATCGTCGACATCAACACCTACGCGAGCGGGGTCTACGGGGTCTATGTCCGCTTCGAGGAGGTGGAGGGCAACTTCCAGCCGCGCATTTTCTGGAACGCTTCCGGCCTGGGCTCGGAGTACACCGAGACCATCGCTACTCGCTACCTGGCCAACTGGTCGCTGCGGGTGGAGGCAACGAGTCCTGGGGATGAGTGGCTCCAGATCGGCACGGTCAATCGCGCGGACATGGCCATCGTCGACATGCGCGACTTCTACTTCGAGGGGCCCGTAGATGGCAGCTATGCCTCCGGCTGGTCGACCGACGGTGGTGGGGATGCAAACGACCGCAACGCCGATCGGAAGACCTACGGGATAGCTGATTTCCAGAAATTCAGCGCAGCCACCCGCCAGTGCCTGGAAGACATCAAGGGCCGCGGGCTCCGGCGCTGGTGGGCGCGGGACATCGGCGGGATGAACCTCGGCTTTGACGCCGCCCCGACCGAGGACCGCCTCGCGCTCGGGGATGCGACCTTTTTTCTGGACGGGGGCACCAACAAGCGCTGGCAATTCGACACCGATGACCACCTGACCTACGATCGCACTGAAAATGCGCTCACCCTAGCTATCGGATCAGCAAGTCACAACTGGGATGCGACTTCCCAGTCGCCGGGGACCACCAATACGGTTGATTTAGGCAAGACTGACAAACGCTACGCTAATCTTTACCTTGCCGGTGACATTGATTTACTGGGATCCATCCTAGGCAGCTCTCTCACTGTGGGCGACTCTATCCGGATGAGTCGTGCGGCGGCTGGAGCTGGGGAACGTAACTGGCAATTCGGAATCGCGGACGTGGGCGGCTTCGAGACTTTCCAGCTCGGCTCGCAGAACGATGCCTGGAGTAGCTTCGCCTCGGCGTTTTCCATCACCCGGGCAGTCGATTCTGGAACCATCACCAAGATTGCCCATAGTCTCGGCGGCGTTGAGAAGCTGCGGTTATCCACAGATGGTCTGGCTGTTGCGAACGGCCTTTACGTTGGAAGTGCGACTGAAGTACCAGCGGATAATGTGATCTATGCCGAAGGCGATATCAAAGCCATGGGTGGATCGCTTTATCTTGGGGGTGACGATAGGTTCTATTGGAACGCAACAAACTGGGATACCATTATCAATGGGGCAACTCGCCAAAGAATAACCTCGGCGGATGTTTGGTCCTATTTCCCGAATGGCGGGGCAACCCCTGTTGAAGTCCGAATACGCGAAGGTGGTGATTCGGTAACTGCCATCCCTAAGATGCACATTATTGGTAATGCCCATGGCAGGTATGCCGGGTTGACTGAAGAGGTAGACTATGGCTACCCATGCCCGCATCTTCGCCTATCGGGTGGAGATTCTTTCGGGGGCGCTGATCCGTATCAGACGGAAGATGCTTTAATTGAATTCTGGCCAGCGCATGATACCACCGCATTAGGCAATTTGCGTGGGTACATCGGGCAAAAATCGGATATTGGACTGGCATTTGCTGGAATGGATGATATTGGTATTGGTGCGGGCGCAATGATGGTTTTTTGCACCATGACACAATATACATCATCGGAAGCAGATTACAGATGGTATGGAGGAGACTATTTTGGATCTGGTAGTTCTTATGGACATATGCTTTTGTATGGAACGATTACTGCTGGGTATGCTCCAAGCACGTTGACACTTGGTAATGGGGGAGCAACCAACTGTCAGGCGTTTCTAAAATTGGTCGGTAAGGGGGCTGTCACTACTAATCCTAGCACGTCCGCTAATTTTGGTTGGGTATTCACCAAAACGTCTGGGGGAGTCGCTGAAGTCTTTACCATGGATGGGTCTGGTAACGTAAATCAAATCTCCCCCCACGACATTGACGGGACGTGGATTTTCAATTCCAAGAACGTCAAGACTGGCATTCGCAAGCGAGTCAACATGGAACAACTTGTGAGGCTGGTCGAAAATCTTACAGGAGAAAAACTTCTCTTGGTGTCACAGGAGGAAACTGAATGCTAATTCAACTGACCACCGCAATACAAGGAGACGGGGGACCGTATACCCATGCAAAGATCACCAAAGCTAGGGTGGACTTCCAAGCGGATGTTGTAGATTTTTCAGGGTTGGTTGGGACGGTGGTTGATAACAACTGGGTTGCCCCTACGGTTCCTTCGATTTCGGGAGTGATGTTCAGGTTCTATGTCAGAGACCAAAACTTCGCTTCATTGCTCTCGTTTGCGACGCAAACGGGAACGCTTGACGGGCAACTAACAAAGGCCTTTTTACAATGGGCCATCGACCACAATGGACCTCAAGGGACCATTGTATGAGCGGGAAAAGGACTACCATGAACGGTCAAGAAGCCAACGAGTATATGCAAGCAGCCTTACTTGGGGCTGTTAAACTGAGTGGTTTAGAAAAAACGATTCTGGTAAACCTTACGGAGGCAAATAAGGAAATCACCAAACTGTCTCAGCACATTCAACAGACGTCAATGCAGCTTGAGCAAGCCAAGTCTCAATTGCTCGTCCTCAATGGTCGACGAGACAGCTACGCCCACCTGCTCATAACCGAGGAAACCACGCGAAGATCACTAGAAACACAATCCTCCCCCAACCTGGAGATCGTGCATCCAGAAAAACAGTCCCCCGCAGAAGGTGAGCTAGGAGAACCCGAACTGAAGATGTTGAAGAATACCAAGCGAGCCCTGAACCCCTGAATATTTGCCTTTCCTCCCCCCTGCGTTAGCCTAGAAGAAAACCGCCACTGAAAGGAGAAGGCCATGCCCGTGATCCGTTTGCTGTTGAGCTGGTTCTGGAGTGCCCTGCGTACGCTGGGCCGTTGGTTCTACCGCTTCGGGTTGCGTCTCATCATGGAGCGCGACGAAGAGAAGAAGGCAGTGGTCTCGCTGGGCCGGCTGGCCTTCTTCGCCGTGCTGGTGCAGTTCTTCATCCTCTGGCACCGGGCCTTATTTTCTGGAATCGTGACCGAGGCGCCACCCGGACTTCTGGAAGTGTTCTACACCCTCGCCGCCTACGTGCTGGGCACCAAGATCGTTCGCGCGGGCGCGGAAGCGCTGGTGAAGCGCAAACGTCCGTCCCTGCTACCACCCAGGCCAGATGAGGAGCCGCCGACATGCCCGTGAAGATCTGGGGGACCATCGGCCGGGCAGGATTCTGGATTGCAGTGGCCGCGGTGGTGATCGCGGTGCTGCTTTTCCTGTTCCCGCTCTTTCCCGGCCGAGGGACCAAGATCATCGACTGGCTGCGGGGCAAGGCCCGGGAGGAAAAGGCGGGGTTGGAGGCCGCCCAGACCCTGGCCAAGGAAGGGGCCGCGGTGGCCAAGGCGGAGGTGGTAGCCAAGTATTCTATGCAAATGGAGGCCCTCAATGCTCAACAGAAGGCCCAGGCCAACCTATTGGCCCGAGATCCGGTGGCCCTCGCTCGATATCTGGTCAAGATGGGCACCCGTCCTACTGGTTAGCCTCTGGTGGCTCCTCTGGAGCCCGCTGGTTCAAGGAGAAGACCAGCTCTTCCCCTGTGACCCGAAAGACCCAAAGAAGTGCGCTACAGCCCTCCAGGAAGGGCAGCCGGCCCCCTTCTCCGGCCAGCTCCTGACCACCAAGCTGGCCATCGAGCTGGGGCAGAAGGTGGAGCGGTTCGAACTCCAACTGGAGCTGGAAAAGGAGCGGGAACGATCGCTTTCTCGGGTGGACCTGGATCTGGAGCGCAAGCTCCGCCAGCTGGAGGCGAAGAGCTGGAAGCAACAGGAGGAGCGCTACCTCCAAGAAATCGAAAAAGCACACAAATGGTACCGCGAGCCAACCTTCATCCTTTTGACCTCCGGGATCACTTTCAGCCTGCTAACAATGGCTATTATCACTCGGTGAACTTTTCTGGAGTTCTGGAATTTGTCTGGACAATGTCTGGAATTTGTCTGGAAAGCACAGAAACTGTGCGTGTACCGATTGCACAGAAACTGTGCAAACGCCTAAAAATTGACGCGCTGAGTCGATGAAACTCTGAGGGGGTCAAAAACAATAGAGTTTTTTTATATGGGTGCTCATCCCATTGAAATGCTATTTGAAAGTTTAGAAGATTTGCCGCGATTCTTTTTTGTTGACTAATTCTGGCTTATATGATTAACAGATCAGAAATAACGCCCTTCAAGTGGGAATAGATCTTAATCGATCTTTTATGATTTTCAAACATTAAAAATCCAGAAGCTCTTAGGGTTCGCAGTCGCTTCGCGACTGCTCTCAATCTCGCTCCCCAGTTCGCCCCCTTCGGGGGCTGACCGGGGGAGGAGATGCTTAAAATCCTATTTGATTTGGGAACTGAGGGAAGCAGACACCCTATTCCTTCCCATCAAAGAAAAGGTTCTAAAAATCGCCGCTAGTTGGCTCCTTCGCAGAAGGAGCCGACTAGGGTATGATCGCGAAGCCGGGTTAAGAAAAAGAAGATTCAAGAAGACGATCGAAACTGGATGGAAGACGATCGAAATTGGATGGAAGACGATCGAAACTGGGTAGCCTCTTGAGAGGTAGTCTTCCAGTCGTCCTTCAGTAGTCCTTGAGCGGCGCCAAGCAATGTAAAGAGCGAAGAGCGGATCAGAGGGCGAGGGCGGGCAAATGGGATTCTCTGCCCAAAAATAATCTAGGGGCTGAGAAGGAGCGGGAAGGTAGGGCTGGACAATTACTTTTTCTGGAACTTTTTCTACTTGCCTTCTCTGGAACTTTCCCATAAAAGATGAAAATGCGCCTACGCGCGGGAAGTACCAACACCAGGAGAGAGAAATGCCCAGGCCGAAAAAGACCGAATCGAAACGCACCACCACCAAAACCGGGCGAGGGGAAGGAAAGAAAGTGAAGAAGCGTGTCACCAAAGCCTCAACCAAGCTCGCCCAGCCCAAGAAAAGGAAAAGCCGTGTCGCCCAAGCCGATGATGATTCTCACGTTCGACCGGGTCGTCCGAGAAAGCAGTAGTGGCTTAGCCCTGTTGCTCGACTTCGGTGGGGGGTCTCAGGAGTGGCTACCCAAGAGCCAGCTCGAAGAGTTGAACGAACCCCAGTCCTCCGAAGGCGTGGGAACGGTGCTTGCCCCCGAGTGGCTGGTGCTGGAGAAAGGCTTAGACGCTTACGCCGAGGAGTACGACTGAGGTGTTGTTTCGCGTTTACAATTCTCGCACCGAGATCTACCAGGCCGACCCCTTCATCTTGCACGTGTTCAACCAAGAGTTTCGCTACCCGACCCCTACTGCGTACCTGATCGAACGGGCTGGTCCAGAAGCTGTTGATCAAGCCGGGGGCTGGGATGGCTGGATACGCTTGCTTCACCAGCCGCGGGGAGGTGCCCCTTGGGTGCCGAGCGGGTTGCTGGACCGGTTGATCTATTTTTCTGGAAAGTTCGGCTACCCAGTCAATGTCGAGGACCTGCGCCGGCGGCCAGATGGGGATGTACCTGACGCGGTGCACATCCCGCTGCGTGACTACCAGAAGGCGGCTGTGGAAAGCGCGCTCTCGCGCGGGATGGGAGTGCTTGATTTACCGCCTCGCAGTGGGAAGACGAGAATCGCTTGCGAGATCACCCGCCGGCTCGCGCTGCCGACCATCTGGATTGCGCCAACCGATCGCATCGTCGAGCAGACCCAGGAGGTGCTGGAGGGATTTTTCGGAAAGAACTATTCGATGCACCTGATTGGTTCGGCCGGCGCCCTGGAGGCTTCCAGAAAACGGGTGGTGTTGACCACCGCGGCCACTGCGGTGCACCTCCCCCAGTCGTTTTACCATTCCAGAAAAGTGATCGTTGTAGACGAACACCACCATTCGGCGTCGGTGAGTTACCGCAAGATCTTCGCGCTGTGCGATCACATCTACCACCGCTACGGGATGACTGGTACGTACTTCCGATCGAGCGGGGATGATCTGGCGATGCACGCGTTGATTTCTGGAACCATCTACCAGGCGACTTCGGCGGATATGCTGCGTCTGGGCTACCTGGTGCCAGTGCGGGCGGTGTTCTTGCCCATCGATTCGCACAAGATATCGTCGAAGTCGGCGAGCTTCTTTTCCCACCATGGCAAGAGCGGTATCCACGAACACGAGCTGCGCAACCAGTGGGCAGCCTATGCCGCGCTCGCGCTTTTTTCGGTCGGTAGGCGGGTGCTGGTGCTGGTCGGGACCAAGGCCCAGGGGAACATCCTGCGCGATATGCTACTGCGCGGGATGCCCCCAGCTCCCCCGCGAGCGGAGTTTGCGGCGGTCGAGTTTGTCTCGACCGATCGTGATCGCAAGGCGCAGGGGAAGATCCTGCGCTCGTTTTCCGCTGGGCAAGAAGTGAAGATCCTGATCGGTACTTCGATCCTGGGGGAAGGTGTGGATCTTCCGGAAGTCGATGCCTTGGTCTACGCCAAGGGGGAGAAGGCAGAGGTATCTCTCACCCAGGCCGTTTATCGGGTGTGCACCGCGGTCACAGGAAAGCGGGAGGCGGTGCTGGTAGATTTCGCCGATAGGCACCATCGAAAATTATTGGAGCATGCCATGGAAAGACTCCGGATTTATTACGAAGAGCCGATCTTTCAGGTGGAGGTGGTCAAAGACAGCCAGGCCTTCATCGTCTGGATCGAAAAATTGTCTTGCTGATTTCTCCCGTTCTTGTCGAGCTGAATCGTTAAATAGGGTGGTAGACAAGCGAGTATCTGGTATTGTGGCGGCGCACTACACCACGGATTGCGCTGGTCACGCGTTGGGCTCCGAGATTCCCGCTCGGGGCCCTTTTTTATCTTTTTCTGGAAAGGATCACCCCATGGAACCGAAGGTGTGTTTCCCTGTAGATGGCTTGAGCGATCAAGAAAAATTGGAGCGGTTGGGGCGGGTGGCGATCGCTGATCCGGAGCATCTGAAGCGCTGGTTGCGCGATACAGATCGGCGTTGGCTGGTCTTCGACGCGCTAGAGCTTGTAGATTCTTTGCCTTTTCCAAGTGGGGTTGACAGCCTGATCCAGCTGATTGCATGCTACAGGGACCATCGCAGAGCGATCCCCACCGGTCGCACCGAGTTGCAGGAGAACCCAGCAACTGGCGCTTCATTTGAAGTGCCCGTGACCAAAGGAGAGGCGCTGGAGGTTGACGAGCTGGACCTGGCGATTCGGTATCTGGTCGCCCAGATCCAGAAGCGTGATCCTGCCTGGAGGTTATAGCCGTTCGAGAGATGATCGACCTGTAACAGGTAGACGTGGAGAGCGAGCATGTCGGACCTGATCCAGCAGTTGTTTGGGGATTATTGTCATTATCGTCGGCTGACCGCCAATATTCGAGCGCTGAAAAACAAGGGCGCGCGAATCCGTGATCCGCAACTGACTCCGACTCACGAGGAAGTTCTCGGGGACCTGGTGCGCTTTTGTCGGGAGCGATCCATCCCACCGCGGCAGTGGCTTTATTATCTTTTCGCGCGCCGGCGGTGGCTTTACGCTCCGAGCTGCAATCGGGGGAGTTTACTTTCAGTGAAGGCCGTTGGCGGGTATCGTAGTTGGCCTGATTTTTCTGGATTCCAGAAAAGGATAGCGGAGACCAATGTGCAGCGGGAAGCAGTTTCGCTGGAAAACGTCTTTGACCCGAATCGGGACTTGAGTCATTCGGTGGAACTGCTAAAAGGGGCACTCGTGGCGCGCGGGCAGGTTGACCGATGTCTCGCCGGGATGCACTCCCGGTCGTATGGCTATCACCCGCGTAGCCACGTTTGTCAGATCTGCTCGCAGCGCTTCATCTGCGCCGAGCGGCTCCAGCGTTCAGTCAACTTCGACATACTGGCATTGCGCCGTGGCGAGATCACATCTGCCCAGGCCAAGATGCGCGCGCTTGTGGGGGTCAATCAGTATGCCCGTTGAACGGACCCCCGTGCCGGCTTCGGCTATTCCGACAGCCGGAGATCGCTTTCCCTTCGGGGTGGATTACCAAGCAGCGCTGCTCAAGCTCCTCGCCCAGGATGGTTCTTTCGCTTCGGCGGTCATGCCCCACCTCAAGCCCGAGTTTTTTGAAAACGAGGTCTACGGCTGGGCGTTCGCGCGCATGCAGGAGTACCGCGTGAAGTACGAGAGCGTTCCTTCGTTGCGGCTCGTTTGCGAGCAGACTCGCGCGTTAGATGCTCGGGCCCGGGAGTTCTTTCGACTGACACTGGAACGGGTGCTGGAGGCGGATCTATCGGCGGAGGCGTGGTTGCGAGATACGGTCATCGACTTCGTCAAGCGGCACCTCTTCGTTGCTGCTTTCCATGAGTCGAAGGCGTTCTTTAACACCGGTAACGTCGCCAAGAGCTACGATTCCATGTACCAGGCGATGGATCGGATCTTCCACACCCAATGGGAGACGGTGGATCGGTGTTTTTTCTTCGAGGATTTGCCCCAGCGGATGGCTTACCGTCTGGGCACCGATGCGCATGCTGACGCGATGCCTACCGGCATTCCTGAGCTGGACCACGTGCTCTCTGGCGGGTTGAAGAAGGGCGAGCTGGGCATCTGGGTGGCTTACCCCAAGCGCGGGAAATCGACGATGCTGGTGAATCTCGGCGCCCAGGGCGTGCGCCGGGCTAACATGCGGGTGCTCCACTTCGTGCTCGAAGGTTCCAGAAAAATGGTGGAGAACCGGTATGACTCGGTTTTTGCCCAGGAGGAATATTGGCGAATCAAAGACGGGTCGCTTTCCACCGAGTCTTGGCAGCGGTTGCAGTACGAGTACCAGGTCTACCGCTCGAAGCTGGTCATCCGCGGATTGACCGAGCGGTGGACCTACTCAGTGGCCGATCTGCAAGAGGAGATCCGCGAGCTGAAACAGCGCTACAACTGGGATCCCGATGCGCTGGTGGTTGACTACGGGGATCTATTGCGCGCCCGAGAGGAGCATCTGCATTCTGAGACCGAGGTGCAGCGGGCGGCTTTTCGGGATCTGAAGACGCTGGCCAAT